TCCGTCACCACTTGGAACTGGTTCATCGCTATATCTTGCTTCTCTGCCATAATCTATTACATTTAAGGGGCAGAAGATAAGGCAGAAAAAGTAGAATGAATAAATTGCTTTATTATAGGTAATTTATATTTGCCTCCAATTAGTATAAAGGATGGCATCCCCATTGCTATAGCCTTCTCTGATATACGTGAGCCTTCCGCTTACCATCTGAAAGATAAATTGGCTACCACTGGCATCTCCTTTAGATGAACGCTGCACATGAATACAAACACCATATTCTATCGGTGAATTTTCTGTCTTTCCTATATAAACAACACTTAAACCTTCATTTAAAACCTTGTATGCTTCATTCAAATCGTTTAAAGATGTGATTCCAATTCCCTTAATAGACAGTAATGCACTTAATGAGGGAAGCTCCATCTTAGCTTGCCCACTATCTGTTTTTTCCCCATACACATACTTCATACTTGTGACTACCGGAAACTGGTTCATTGCTATATCCTGCTTCTCTGCCATATCTTCCTTACATTTAAGGGGCAAGAACTATGGCGAGAAAAAAACATGAAACAAGTTGGGGCTACAATTAAACAATGATTTTTACTTTAGATATAGCTAATCCTTTTAAGATACAAGGCTACCATATCGTTACTGTTGTTTTTAAGGAAGAAATTGCCATTGGTCATTTTTCGACCGAAAACAATAGATTTAGTCCCATCTGCATAATCACAATAAAGGTTTCTACCAGCATCTGACACAAAACCATTTAAATAAGAACCGCAAGCGAATATAGCAGTTGTTGCATTGTTGGGAGATGCAACTAAATACATTCCGCTTCCCAAGTTACCAAGGTCTTTTTCTTCGCCTGCCGCCAACGTGAAGCTATAGGTATATATTCCCATTGCGTTCATTACTTCTGTCAATGTCGGACTGATGCTATTGCCATTTGCGTCTAGTCCACGCAGCCGTGCCGGAGTACCACCACTCATTGCATTCTCTCTAATATCATCTGCCATAATATTCTCACATTTAAGGGGCAAAGAGTATGGCAAAAAGTACAGAGTAAAAAAGCAATGAACTATTCAGTAAAAGATATTTTCTTCCATGTCAGTTGAACCTCTTCTCCTACTGGAACAGATATGTCTGATGAATAACCAATATTAACCCCATTTTCGCTAAATTCATATACAAACCTTTTAAGAATAATGTTGGTCGTTGAAACCCATTTGTCCCCTTTAATATTTCTTATCCCTTTTAAAATACAAACATTCCCAGTACTATATCTAGTCCCAAGTGCTGACATGATACCTCTTGAATATTTCCCAGCAATCCATAGACTCCCATTTGTGGCTTCATCATCACCAATCGTTAAGACTCTGAATGACGAACTTAGCAACTCTATTAAATCGCTCTTCTTTATTTTCCCCTGGCTACCATCGGCCAGTTCTACATATACATACGGTGCATCAGTGACTATCTGGAACTGATTCATTGCTATATCATCACCTGCCATACTTAATACATTTAAGGGGCAAAGAGTATGGCAGAAAAGCGAAAGGAGGAAATAAATAGTTAGTTCAAGTAATAGTTATTGACTTCCAATCTGACCATTTCGCTGCTCCATCGACATTATAGGCAGCTCTAACTTTAATTATGCTCATATTATATGCAACTTTAATCTGTGCACCTTCAAGCCCGGTCGGATTTATCGAGATAAGACAACCATCTATTCCACTGCCATCAATATCTGATGTTGAATATGCAACATAATTCCCGACGATATTAAGGACGTCAGTCTTAACATGTCCTTTATTAACAATTGCCTTATTCGATATAGCATCTAATACGCTAATCAACACGCTGTTATTTCCTTTCAAGCCTCGCAGATAATCCACACTGTTGGTTACAGTCATTTGCTCTTCTCTAATATCCTGCTTCTCTGCCATACTTAACACATTTAAGGGGCATCACCTATACACCACTTCCACCCCCATTCTCTTCAAGTGTGCATCCAGTGTTTTTATATTACAATTAAAGTATCGGGAGATAAAGACCTTGCTTTTCCCTTGCTTTAGCAATTTTATGATTTCTTTTTCGTGGGGGAAAAGCAAATGATGATGGTGCCGAATAGACTTGAGATTCTCCTTGTTCTCCTCAAGTATGGCAGGCTTGTCTACATCAACAACAATGCCTTTTTCTCGAAGTGTGTCAGCTTCCATCAATTGGTGGCGATATTGGTAAGCGGCTGCTTGGTATTCAACGTGTGGCGCTCGGTCGGTTTGGATTCGTTTCTTGATGATAACCTTTCGCTTCTTTCTTTTTTGGGGAACGATTCTTTTTTCTGTGGGGATGTCCTTGGGCTTTCGTGGACGCGGAGTATAGTTCCTAACTATCAGTCCTTCTCTTTCGAGATGCTTGTCAAGGGTGCTGTACTGGCACTTGACTTTCCGGCAGATGGCTGCTTTGCTGTATCCGTATTCGACCATAGTGCGTATAAGTTCTTTGTGTTTGTCGAGCTTGTGCCGGGAGTTTGTCCCTCCGGTTTTCCTTCCGAGTTTCATTCCAAGCGATTTTTTTCTTGCCAACGCTTCTTTCGTGCGTTGTGAGATAAGGCTGCGTTCTATTTCACTCGCCAACGAGAATGCAAATGCTATAACGTGGCTTTGCAAGTTATCGCAAAGTTCAAAGCCTTCCTTAACGGTTATTACTCGGATTTTCTTCTTCATCAGATTGTCAAGGATAGACATAACCTCCAGCAACCGCCTGCCCAGTCTGGATATTTCCGAGGCTATAAGGGTATCGTCCTTCTTCATCTTCTTTAGCAGTGTCCCGAGCTTTCTCTTGTCTACGTCCTTCATTCCGCTTATCGTCTCCTCGATGTATTGGTCTACATCTATCTGCCTTTTCCTGCAATAATTCTCTATCTCGAACCGCTGGTTTTCTACTGTCTGCTTGTCTGTCGAAACACGAATGTATGCGTAAATCATTTTTGTTATAAAGATAATGATTTTCCAGAAATATTAGTATATTTGCAGTACCCGTATGAAGATGTACGGCACCGTAACTATGCACTTGGAATATCCGACATATATCAAAGCCTCTGAGCTGATGTTTTTTTGCATCCAGCTCGGCGGCTTTTGTCGTTTTTGACAGACAAAATTTTGGTTACTGAGTAAAACGATTTCAGATGGAACAATTGAATGAAATAATAGGGCTGATAGGGAGTATAGTTGCTACAATATTTCTTCCAATTCTCGGAGTGTTCATGTTTTATGACGCAAAAAAAAGAAAGGAAAATGCAGCGGCTCGAAAAGCAGAGGCCGAAAGTAAGAATGCGGAAGCTGACAGTATAACTCATTATGCTGCTGAGTGGAAGGAACTTTATGAGAAGAAGGAAGCGAAAGTCATAGAGCTGGAGTCAAAGATTGAAACGCTGTTCAAAGAAAAAACTCAGGACAGAGAGCGCATTCGCGGTTTACTTGAGGAGAATTCTTCTTTGAAACTCAAAAATCAGGCATTGGAATTTCTAAAATGCAACAACTCGCTCAAATGTATAGACCGTGACCCGCCGAACGAATTTATAAAAAAGGCTACCAACAATAAAAATGATAAGGAGGAAAAGAAATGAGTTTACCAAGAGGTTTGAGAAACAATAATCCAGGAAATATCCGTAACAGTTCTACTGTATGGGTCGGAGAGATAACGCCGAGTAAGGACAAGTCATTTAAGCAATTCAATACGATGGCGTACGGTTATCGTGCCTTGATAAAGCTTTTGCAGAACTACCGTAAATTGCACAACTGTAGAACTATCAGTGATTTCATTAATCGTTGGGCACCGCCTTGCGAGAATAATACTTCCGGTTATATCAATCGTGTATGCAGTGAGATGCAGGTGCCTAACACTTATATACCGGATATTGAGGATAAGGCTACGATGTGTGCTTTTGCAGCCGCTATTTCGCAGGTAGAAAACGGTGTTCCGGCTGTAATGTCTGATGTGGAAAACGGGTGGAACTTATTGTAAACGGCAATGTACTTCACAGCGGAAAGCCGTCGCACATACAAACAGTTTATCATTAAACAGAATAGCTATGAAAAGGTTCATTGAGAAATCGGATTTGCCGGAATTTTGGAGATTATTGTTTTGGCTTGCCGTCGGTTTGTCCGCTATGCTGTGTAGCATATTGCTTTCATCGTGTGGAAACATAAGATATGTCCCGGTGGAAACGGTGCGTACAGACAGCGTGTATAATACCGTTTACCGGCGTGACAGCATCTATATGCGTGACAGCATATATGTACTTGACAAGGGGGATACCGTCTATCAATTCAAGTATAAGTATCTGTTTGTGGATAAAGTCAAGCATGATACGCTTTATATCGAAAAGACAGACAGCATTCAGGTTCCTTATCCGGTTGAGAAGGAGTTGACCCGATGGCAGTCCTTCAAGCAGGAAGCGGGAGGTTTCGCTATTGCCACCATAGTAGTGGTGCTACTGATAGTTTTTGGGAAAATGGTTTATAAACTTAAGAAAGGAGGCTGATATGACTTAGCGTTATCATCCGGGCGTGTAGAAGCGCCCATAGGAAAACTTATCGTACAGATGCGCTCTTCGGGCTTAGAGCTGAAAGAAAGCCCCTTCCCTTAACTGTCTGCAAACTTCAAGGGAATACAACACGGTAGCATTGTTTGGGGCTTAGCTTATCTAACAACGCTATCGTGTTTTTGTTTCACAAGGATTAATGTTATAAAGCATAAATATGAAAGCAGCAGAATTATATCAGAACATGGTGGCGGCAGTGTGCCGCCATACGGGAGTAGGGGAAGTGGATGTACTCGAGAGCAACAAGGAGGAGTGTGTGGACGCAAGATATATCTTGATTCACTTTTTATCTCAATATCTCACGGATGAGGATATTTCACGGGTCACTGGACTTACTCGTCAGGCAGTAAATTATATCCGCAACCATTTTGAGCAGAAAATGAATAAATGGAGTATAAAAAGTAACATGTCTGATATTGGAGATGAAATACTAAAGCCCCCATTTCTCAATGAGGGCTTTTAGAAGCGGAAAGGGAACAGCGTTATAAATTTATAGCCAATAATTCTTCACCTAATTTGTGAAGCGCTGTTTCTATTTTTAAAGTTTGTTCCGGACGGGGATTTCTCATTCCGGATGCGTAATGCCATAGTTGCTTTTGGTTTATTCCAGTGATACGCTCTAAACCAGCTTTTGTAAATATTCCAGAATAAAATTGGAGTAATGATTTTACGTCCATTTTAAACGACAATTCATAGTCTCCTTGAAGTTCAACAGGAATAACACCACCAAATTCCTTGCAATCTTCTATTAGTACATTAATAGAACAGATGATGCCCGCTTTAATTTCTTCTACGGTTTTTCCGGTTGCTACAATACCATCTACTTCTTGGATATAAGCTGAATAATTATCTTCTGCCTTCTCGATGATAACGGTTAGCGGTTTCATACTTCATAATTTATTATTTGTTAATCATACTCTTTTGCTCTCTTCAAAGAAAGCAGGACTGGCTATTGTCCTGCTGTTCCCTAAAGAGTGGATTAAATTTCATTCAAGTCGGCTTCTGTTAAACCTGCTTGTCTGAAAATTGATTTCAGTGTTCCAATAGCCAAATCATCGTTAGGATTCCCAGAAATAGGAATCGGGCGTGGTTCGCCCTCTTTCCTAAAAATTCTATGATCGCCATTGGTTCTGACATGTTTCCACCCTTTCGCTTCTAATAAGGCTATCACAGCCTTTACTTTTAAAACTTTCATTTGCCAAGATTTAAAATTAAACGAAATGACTTGTTTTGTCATGTGGATAACGCCGCAAAGATAACTATAATTCTATCAAGTTCCAAAAATGTGATAACTATTTTTCTATCGTTGTGTTTTTTTAGCATTGGGTATAGTCAATAAATTAGCAATAAACTCGCAAAGAATTATTTCGGCAGCATAGGGTTTGTCCCGTCCTTTGTGATGCATTCCAATTGGATTGCCTTGAAATTATAAATTTATAAGTTATGAGAATTAAAGGAATGAGCGGTGAGGAGTACAACGTCACCGGACAAGGACAGGGAAACTACAACACTGTAGGAGCTTCTGCAGGTATTGCGTCTTTCTTGGGGTTAAACGCAGGAAACATTTTGGGCGGTTGTGGCAATGCAAGAAACGGAGGATATGTAGGCCCGGTTGAGGTTATTACCTCGGAGGACAAGCCCGTAAGCCGTTATGAGGCTGGCATGATGGATAAGCTTGCAGCAAAGGATTCGGAAATCGCATTGTTGAAGTCCAACACCTACACGGACCAGAAACTTGCTGATGTTTATGACCGCCTTTTGACGATTATCAACAGAAACAAGGAGGCTCAAGGTGAAATCAACTTGAACCAGGCTGTTTACAATGGCACCAACACCGCCACACTGGGTTGCATGAAGCAGCAGATTGCGGAATTGGCGGCATTGAGCGAACTTGTTGTTCCGCAGCGTAAAGTTTGTGATACTGGATGCTGTGGATGTAACGGTTAATCCGTAGCCTATGTTTTCTAATGCTCAAAAATTGGCGGCTGTGCTCAACAAATGGGCGCAGCCTGCTATACAGGGATTGCTTGGCAGTAGATTGGGGCAGCTCCCGTTCATCGCAAACATTGATGCCAAGTTGCGCTCTACCGGTTGGGTAAGTCCGATGTGGAGTCTATCTAAGGAGATAGCGCCATTAATGGACGGGTTGTCTTCTTTTCTGGTGGAGCCTATGCTTGCAAGATATTTGCAGGGGATACCGGATTCCGCTATACCGGAACTTGCCCATAAAGTGGTAGATGACGCTATAAAGGTCGGGAGCCTCTCGCTGTTTGAGGGAAAGGTGGAATTCGAGAAAGACGATTTGGAGGAATTGAAGATGCTTTTGCAGTACAATCTTCCAATAAATGTGTCGGCAAATTCTTATGAGGTCTTGACAGAGGAACCTACTCCGCAAGGTGAGGATGCGGAAGAAAAATAATATAAAAAGAAAAAGATTATGATTCAATTAACTCCAATTGCAATCGCTGCTACCAGCCAGCAATATCTGGCAAATGTAGTGGAGAATTTGTGCCAGGCTTATTGTGCCAATAATGGCGTACAGCCTACTGGCGTTGTCAATTTCACTGTAGCCGAGCAGCAGACAGTGAACACGCAGACTATTGTTACAATTAACGCCGCAGTGCTTGTGTCTTACACCCCAAAGGGGTCATGCCGTTCCGTAACCAAACAATGGGTGGAGCAGTTTAAGGTGGCGTTTATCGGTGCTGCCGGTGCGGTTCCTACGATAACTCTTGCTCCTCTCGTGACAAGTGTCACTCCGGAAAACGTGAAGTGCTGCAACCGGGCATTCGGTGTAAGCCTTGCAACTCCATTGACTATTACAGCCACCTTTCCTGCCTGACGAAGCCGTGTCGACGGATTATAACGTCCGTGGATTGCAGTCCGTAAAAAGGAAGAGAGCAAAATTATAAATCGGGGAGGCACTGTCCTCCCCTTAAAAGCATTATTATGAAGACAAAAGATGAAATGATAGAGCGCTATAACCTCCTTTATGAAAAGATGTCCGACAGCAAGAATCCCAAAAACATGAAGATTTTTGGCGAGGCCGAAAAATATATGTTCCGTGAGATAGCGGTGGCGCATCCGGATATGGCCGAGACGTGGCTTTCCCATCTGGAAGCAGTATGCTGGGATAACTACTTGTCAGAGAGAGAGGCCGGGAATATCAACAAGAGGACTGTCAATCAAGATGGCACGAAAGGTTTCCATTGGGGATATGAGATGTTCTGCAATGCCGTAAAAAGTCTTGGGGGACAAGTGGAGGACAAGCCGCATTACAATAGTTATGCCTTGTGGGTTACAGCCAACATGATTTATTCCGACCATGCGAAAAGTATATCCGAGGATATGGGGTATAAGACACCCCAGGAAGTGCCGGCCGATAAGATGGCCCTATCTTGTTATAGAAAGGCGGTGGAGAATCTGAAGGATGAAGACGAGGGGTTTCGTATCAGGAGATACTTTAAGCACCGGATGTACGATAACTCGCCTTTGTGAACTTGAAAGAAAGATAGACATGTTGATTCGGATGGTTGGAAAGCTTGATGGGCTGCGTGGGTTCGGTTCGAATGTTCTTGCAAATGTTGTCGGGGACCTTATGATAAGGCGATGATATGAAAGATAGGATAGACATATTGCTTGAAAAGGCAGACTTCGCATTCTACTGCGACTTCTGCCTTATGTTGAGGGTTCTTCAGTGGAACGTTTAGAGCGTTTCGAGAAGGTCCTTCAGTGGATTATACCCTTCGCTGTATTGGGGAGGATATTAACTCTGTGCGTCTAATTCCTTCACGTCCTGCAGGGTGTTACAAAGTACATACAATGTGCTCATATGGCTCTTGAACAAGTCTGTAGCACCGTCTTCCACGGATTGCGCGTAATCAAACACCAGTTCTATGAGTTCTTCCCTTAGCTGTTCGGGTGTAATGCAGTCTTTGAACAATTCTCCTATTGCGCTGAGGTCGTATTGCTTCTTAGCGGTTCTTATGTTTGTTTCCATGATGATTGAATGATTGAATAATTTTTTAGGTTTTGTTTTAAATGTAAAACGTTGTAAATCAACCGAACTAAAATTCTTTATTTCACTCAAACGAATTGAATAAAGCTTGCTCACCTCATTTATAAGGCGAGCAAAAGTTAATTGTAAGGTTAGTCTACTATAAATTATCTTCAAGATAGTTGTTCAGATAGTCACGTAGCTTGCGGATTTTATTCTTGTCTAAAATGTTAACAAAAGCTTCGCTGTTGCTGTCGTCTTCCAACATTGCAATATGAATACAAGGCTTTCTTGTACCGGGTATTTCATCCCAATTTTCATCTACATCATAAAAGTATGATTTAGATAATTCAAGCACCCCTTCATTGCTTCCGCTTATTACACAACCTCCTTCTTCTTCCCATTTTTCTTGCTCGTCAAGACTCATGTCAACAGTTTTAACGTATTCATATACGTGTCCGGAGTCATCAACAAATGTAGGTGTTGTTTCATTAAGATAGTTTTTCAGTTTAACGGCTTCACACCAAGGAAGAATAGTCTCTTTCTTGTTGTCTGTCACTGAAAGATAATTAATATCTTCGCTTGTGTACGTTGCAAACTCAAAAGAGGGGATGTCTTTTTCATCTAATACAATACATGAGTTTCTTTGAGATTCCAAATTGGTAATTTGCTTTTTATTCAGTTTGTTTAAGTTCTTCAATATTTTCATAATCATGCTCCTATTAATGCTTTGAACTTATTTAAGAAATACACTTGTCCCTTTCCGGTTACATAACATGTATGTTTTATGAATATGGGACTATCACCCGACAATATGGGTCTTTCCTTTACAAAGAACAATCCCATTTCAGCCGCCCTCTGTGTGGGCATATAGTCATTTATGTATTTATCCTTCGACTTGCTGTATCTTTGCTTTCTGATAAGGTATTTGTTCTCTACCATCCAGTCGTAAAGCCTTATTTCTCCGATATTATATCCGTTTTGGGTAATGAGTTTTGCGAGGTCTCCTACAAGAATGTTTGTAGCTGAGCCGGTCACGCAGTCTTTGAATATTACAGCTGGTTTTGTTTCCTCTATGATAGCCTGTTTTTCCTCTTCTTTCTTCTTTACTTTCAAAGAAAGCATTTGGTTCTTCTCGTATTGGTCTGCCCATGCACGCGCAGACTCTGCCGGATTATTGAAATTCGGAAGTTGCGGTTGGAGAGAGTAACATCCGGTATTAATCACTGACGGGACAACATCATCAAATATCCAACTCTCAAACTCATCAGCTTTCGGCATTTGACTTTTGGCGGTAAGACGATAGATATTACCTTCGCTGATAAACTTCATTTGTTGAATGCCGCTATTTGTAGGGGTGTCGTGAATCACGACGCCCTGTGATTTACAGTGTCTTGCGATAGCGTCACGCGTATTTGAATACTGCAAAGAGGTTGCAATATCCATTCCGCAAAACCAAGCCTTTCCATTTTTTATAAACATACGAACCTTTCCAAATAGAGGATGTTCGTAAACCATAATTTCGCTCGTTTCGTGAGCGGACGCACCCAACACAGACACATTCGGCCTATTCGGATAATTTTCATTTAACTGTACCATTTTATTGAACCATTTTTGGTGTTATAAATAATTATAGCGTAGAAACAAAAAGCGGTAACTACGCACTTACCCGCTGTTCAACATACCTTAGGCAGTTTTGGAGGGTATTAATTCTCCAAACGGGGTTACGACAGTTACCGCTATTATAATGATACAGCGTTAACGTACAAGCATAAAAAATGCCTGCTATTAGCAGACAACCGTCTGCCTAAGATTATGTTGAACGCTGCAAATATACGCCCTTTTTCTATAACGCCAAAGATTTAAACAAAAAAATTACTTGATAGGTCAATGATATGAGTTATTTGTTCTTCAAACCGTACTTCCTTATGTACGTGCTTATGGTGGAAGCCGCCACGCCCATCTCAGAGGCAATGTCCTTGGACTTCATCCCGTCGTTTACCATCCTGCGCAGTTTTTCAATATCCACAAGTCTTGATGCGTGTCCTTTCACTTCGACAGCAGGTGCAAGACCTAACGTCTTGCGCTTTTTTGCGGCATATTCGGGAGTGCATTTGTCTTTGGTCACGTATATTACGGTACGGTGGTCTATGCGTAAGGGATATTTCCCCTTTTCCGTTTCTCTGTGCATCTCCGCGAGGCGTTCCGCGTCCCCGTTTACCGTTGTGTCAATCTTCTTGTATTTGTCATCAATAGGGGTATGCAGCTTTTTCAGTCTGTCTACTTTTCTCATGATTTCAATATATTATTCCAATCTTGTGATACCATTTGTCCGCGTGGCTGAACCATCCGAGAATGAACGGTTTGCCGAAGATGGTTACTTTGTATAGTTTACTCATAATTCTATATGTAAATGATAAGTATTAATAATGGCAAACAAATAAATAGCCACAGTGATGATACTATCTATACACACAGCCCAACTGCCGAGGCGTTGAAATCTCGACAAAGACAAAGCCATTACCGCCAGGAATAAAACCCACTGGCTTGTCATTAGTCCAGCCATTAATGTTATCCATCCGAAAATATCCAAAATACTCATTAGAAGAAGCATAGGGTGCTCTTTTAAATATGCCTTTACCTTTTCCTTGGGAAGATGTCTATATTCGCATGTGCGGGAATATACTTTCTTACAGTTTAAGGCTTTCATAATTTCATATAAAGCCAAAAATCCTACAAATAAAAAGAATAGATGTTTCATTACTTACCTTATTTCAATTGCTTGATACTCATGAATAATTCGGCTTTTGTTCCGGATTCTGGCTATGCCTGCTAAAACGTCCCTGCCAGCATTCATGAGGAACACGTTGCATGAAGGTATGGCGCATACCCAAATCCTCCCATTCCTCGCAATACTTCTCCAATATATCCGACATCTCGTCAAGCATACGGACATAGGCTTTATTGGCTTCAAGACCATGCTCTATAATCGGGATTGCCTTCTTCCATTCTTCATCCGTAAGCAGATTGAGGGACAAGGAAACACGGACAGCGGCTATAATTTCATCTGTAGTCCAAAAGTCGTTACCGTCCTTGACGAAATGATTTATTACTTCGTAGTCAAAGTCTTTTTTCAGCCTGCTCTTGAATGCCGCAATGTTATGCTCTCTGAAGCCAGAACTGTATGTTGTATAGATAAGCCTTCGTTCGTAATATTCTGTTTCCGGGTAGTCTTCAAGCCTTTTCCCTAATAATATTATCTCCATTGTATTTACCATTCCGTCTTTAACTAATATCTCTCCATCATCCCCATATTCATAGCAATCCGGGCAATAGTGCTTGTCATCCGCTGGGTCGTAATACCATCCGCTTTCATTGGCTACTTCGGCAACGGTTTCCATATCCTCATGCCACATATCTTCATTGGCTAAATCCCCACATACATCACACTGGATGTTATGGAAATATTTCTTTACTCTCATGGCTATTGCTGTTTTATCAATTCTGGGCTATCGTAAATATTACTAACGACTGTCATAGCATGCCATTCGCCTAAAGGTCTCATGCCGACTTTTTTTTCAAAATCGAATTGTAATGCGAATGTAGCAAGTTCTTTGTTCCACAATACAAGAGCTATATGTTGCTCACACATAAGTATGTCTCCTTCATAGATTTCTTTACCGCTCTTGTCGCACAAGCCGGTGAACTGCCCGACGGTTTCAGCCCATACGTCGTAACAGCAGCCGTCTTCCGGAGAATATATCCTCGCCTTGTCCGTAAAGATAATCCCGTTTTCGTCCCTTCCGGCAGTATAGAAAAAAGAGAGAAATCCATATACCCATTTCCCCATATCAATACCTTTACCTCTGAATTTTATTTCACGCTTCATAATCACTATATTTTATTCATGGTTATTCCTTTTCAACAACTCAATGTTTCTTTATGTAATCAACTAATTGAGGACCTAAGTCATGAAATCGACAAAGCCCACTAAACACAAGGCTTGCACTCATTCCGCTGTGACCTTGGTCTATGAACATTTGTAAGCAGTTCTTAAAACGCTCTTCTTTAGGCTTATCTGTATTGAGTTCGAATATAAGTTTCAACCAGCAATCGAGTTCAAACCCTTTATAGAGGTCGTTCAATCGTATAGGAACAATCTTATCCCAATATTCAAGATGTTTATCCGGAATAATGCCACGTGCTTTAGCCATATATTCTTTTATCAATTGCGGAATCTTAGCCTTGAACTCGGCTTCCCTTCGCAGGTATTCGTTATGTTCATCCTGCAAATCCTTGTCGAACTCAGCCTTCGTCTTTCTCGTGACCTTCAAATACATTTCATCAAGTGTTTCACTTGAATACAGTTCTTTATCATTAAATTTGCAGAAACAATCTTCACTAGTTTTCTGCTTGTATTTTTTCAACTGTTCGTATGCGTAGTCAATGTTTACACCTGGATACATTTCTATTTCTTTCATAAATTCACAGTTTCCTATTATTTAATTTGTTATACTCATCCTCAATACATTTATTGATTTTAGCGGCTTCCTCGTACCGTTCCTCTTCAATCAACTTACTTTTCAGCCATTGAAGCTGATTCATATAAATAACATCATCACGGTCTGAAACCCTACGGGTGTATTCCCTTATCTCATTCAGCTTGTCCTCCATGCGCCTATGCCATCTGCTTACCATGATTAGGACAAATCCTAATGCAATGGCATTGAATAAAGTGATGGAGACTTTAATTATCAGTTCCACGGTTTCCATAATAAATTTTAATCAATCAGTTCAAATTCGTAAACGAAGACATAAGGATTGCTCTTAAACGTACCCTTGCCAGAAACGCAATCTATTAAGGATGCAAAAGCTTCACGAGGGGTGCAATAAGGCTGAATGTCCCCTTTATAATAATAAGCATCCATAAAATGTGTATCTGCACTTCCGCATTGTCCTTTATAAATTCCTTCTTTCAAGCAATCTTTATCGGAGATGTCTTGCAATCTTTCGATTTTGATGTTGGTAATGCGGATATGGTGGGGCATAAGGTCAGCGCGGACAAACATTTTATTTTTCCAGCCGGGTGCGAATTTGGTTTTAGTATAAAATCCTATTCCGTCCTTATCATCAAGTGCGATTTCGGGATTCATCCCTAAACTTTCATAACTTTGCGCAATGGCAACAACTTCACCGACTTTGTATTTAGGAATATTCCAACCCGTAAAGTCTCCTTTGTCGTTTTTCCAACCAAAAGCATAATTTAATGGAGATACTATGTTCCCGTCATTATCGTAATCATTTGGTTCAAAAACGGGGAATACAATATCATAAGTTTCATTTGGTCTGTCATACTTGCAGACCCTTCTCGTCATAGTCTTCCGACCTTCCAACACAGCTTGGGTTAAGCTGTATTTATCATTAAACATTATTTTCTTAGCCATATCATATAAGTTTTAATACTTCTCAAAATTTGGAATTTGCAAATAGAACGAGTTTCGAGACATGGGAAGCCAAACTGTCGTTTCATTGTTACACGTATCCCAATTACCTTCTCCAAATTCATTATTTAATGCTTCCACTATCTTGTAAAATATATCTTTTACAAAACAAGTATTAAGCACCTTCTTGCCTTTAATGACGATTGTAGGTGTATAGAGTGAGATTTTATATTCACCGCCATTAACTATCGACCAGTTACCTTGCGCTACTGTAATATGCGGATTAGTTTCATTCTTGTACTCTTGCGATATGCTTATATAACAATTGAAATAATTAGAAATTAAATCTGATTTATAAACTTTTATTCCCGTTGCTTTTTCTAGAAGCTTTCTAAGTCTATAAGCATCATTTACAATAGGAGTCATTTTCATATAAGTTTTAACGCTTCTTGTATTCCTGCTTCAAGTGCTTCTTCGTAGGTGTCCCACAGACCGCCATCATTAGTCCCCCTGGAATCATCATCTTCCTGCCACGTTCCGTTATCGGCTTTCACTATAGCATAGCCGTACCCTACAGCACTTCGGTATATTTCGATATGCAGGTTCTTGGTTTCACGAAGCCACCTTTGGGCAATAGATTGAGTTGGAGCAGAGATAGAGTAAACGTCTGTATTATAATTCTGGGCATCGTAGCTTTCATCTATCTCATACTCAGGACCACTACCTCCTTTATACACCAATTCATAAAAGCTATTAACATCTTCTTTAAATCCTGCCGCCTTTAGTAGCTTCGCTGTCTCTAATGTCACAAGTTCTTCGGTCATAATTGTATAAATAATCTAAATGTTAAAACAATAGTCGTAATGATAAAGATTAATGCGAAATGTTTCCATATTTTTACAGTAGCCTCTAAATCGTGCTTCTGTTTGTCAAACTCACTTAAGGCATAATTCAAAGCCTCGTCTTTCAACCCCTTAAGCTTGTCATTCAAAGCCTCGGTTATATCGTCTGCGATAATATGCTTCACCCTTTCTGACACGGATTCCGGATACCCTCTTTCTTCATAATTTATTTCATTCAACAAACTATGATGGAATATATAGGGTATTCCGTTTACTTCATAGGAGAGCTTGATACCGCTTTCTTTGATGTATTTCAAAAACTTTTCCTCGACAATCTCGTTTATCCTTTCTTGGTTAAATTCTGACTGCTTCTTTATCTCATTAAAATATTCCTCGTCAACAATTACACAGTTGTTTTCGAGTTTCATTACATGTGCTTTCATAATTATTCTCCTTTCAGTTTCTTAAAAAATTTCATCGGCGACACCAAGGAACCCGACGAAATGTCTTTAAAAATTTTACTATCATCATTCACACCCAATGCAAGACAATACTCCTGCGGATTAACTTTTGCCAGTTCCTGGAGCATCTTCTCCCGATTTGCACCTGCGTAAAGAATCCCGGTATATTCCAAAGTAATAGAGCCGTGCATGTCTTTCATATCTGATAGCTTTAATATTTCTCTTCTTGACATTATTCAATCTCCTTTCAGTTTCTCTATTAGTGAATCAGCAAAACCAATACTCCATTCTGCCACTATATTTGAGTCAACACTCATTATCTGTTCATGTGGATTGCTACAAAATCCTTGCATTGCAGCCTTTGCCAGTTCATAACGCCTCTGTTCCCAGTCAATTACTAAATTCCCAACATTCAAAAAGTCAAGTTCGCATTCTCTGAAAACCATATTATCGCACACATATAGGTTATCTCCGTTATATAGCGCATTGATATTTATTCTCGGAGTTACATCTATTAAAACTCCGGTTTCTTTTATTCTTGCTTTCATACCTTATTGTATTTTTCGTCACATTCTTCACAATGTAGTTTATAGGCGTATGCCAATGCTTTTAGGGTAATGGGTTCAATGGTGAAATCGTACTGATTATCTCCATATACGATAGATACAGCTAAATCCCTATCTACAAAATTAATGTATGCTATTGCATCATTATCTCCTCTTATTTGAATCGTTTGGGTTTCCATATCAATCTCCTTTCTCTTTAATAACCATATCTCTAATACTACGTTGACCGAAAAAAGGATAAGTGATTGTTCCACCATAGAACTCAATGGTGTCGCCATCAATGGTTATTGCAGTGCCACTCTTCACATGATAAGATTTACTATCACAAGATGATAGTATCAGCATTAAACTGGCAAATAAAAGTATCTTCTTCATATTAATCTCCTTTCTCTTTCATTCGTTATTTTCTATAACAAGCCAATCATCTACTGCCATTAATTCTGGGTCTTCTCCAAACCTAATAATATCATCTTTATCTGCCAAATAACCCAAAGGGCATGTTGAAGCAAGACATTTTCCTTGGAATTTAATTCCAAAAGCTTCACGATTCTTATTCAAAATAAATCTTGCCTTTTTTAAAAACTTCTTGGCAAGCCTACGGTTGCATTTTATGTTTCTTTTAGTAAGTCTTATTGCCACAATTCTATAAGCTTTATGCCAGTCAATTATATCTCCGCTATAAATAAATTCTCCATCGTCACAATCCTTATGATTGCATCCATAACCACCATTTACTGATGTATCAGATGTAAAAAAGCCGCAACGTGAACATAGATTATCAATGTGAATTAGTCCTTCCATAAAATTTCTATTTTAATCGTTGTAACACATCTTTGTTCGCTTCGAGGATTTGGTCGAAGGATGGGATAAACATCCAGAAAAGAACGCTCCCATCATATGCTATTAAACTTTTATTCGTATAAAACTTACCTCCACAGTAAAACAAAATTCGATATTTATAGTCCTTACCTGCCACAAGCACCCAACACGAATATTCCGGTAAACGTTCTTCCACGCTTATCCACGGCGACTGCTTTGACAGCCATTCGACACCGGACTTAAAATCAACAATGCAGTACGGTTCACAATGATGTTGCCTATTTCTTTGGTCATTGGAATATTCCCTTGCTGCTGCTTCTACTGTCTGTTTCATAACTTATCCTTATTGAATGTTCTGATTTATGTAATTCACAATCTTTTCCAACTTGCTTGAAGCAAACAAGCAATTATTAAGTTGTCGCTTGCCCTCTTTCCATTCGTGGAATAATTGATAATATGGTGGACTAAGTGTACGGTCAATCTTTATGCGATATTGATTAGTCCCATACTCAGTTATAAGATTCTCAATGTATTCGTCTGAATTATCTTGATTGGTAACAAATACCATCTTATCAGTAGTAAGTATCATATTTTACCATCCTTATCAAATTCGGATAATGCCTGCTCGCAGAACTTGACCTGCTCCAAAGCATAATCCCTCTTATAAGTGATTATATCGCGTGTTGTATAGTCCGTATAAAATCGGTCTATAATGCTTTTAACATAAAACCTTTTAGGTTCCTCACAATGGTTCAGAAGAATCACGTATTCATCGTTTCTCGGATGCAAGCACAAAAAACGATAATAATTCACTTCACCATTTAGGCATTCAATCAGTTTTTCATCTGTCTTTAGATTTCCAATGTCTTCTATATTCCTTATTGGTCTCATAATTCAATATTTTTTATTATTTTTTTCTATTCCGCTCGCTCTGTACCTCTGCCATACACATCTTGCACCATGACGCTTTCAGATGGTGGTGCAATCCGAACGGGGGATGGTCTGATGGATATTCATACTATTTTATTGCTTCATAAAACACATCCATATTGTCTTGCTCTGTCTGCCGGTGGTATGCCCAAATAGAGGTTTAAACGGGATAACAGACAATACTTCCGCAGCTTTTATCTCACTTTCGTTCCATTTGAATATAAGCGTTCCGTTAGGTTTCAAGACACGCATACATTCGGCAAATCCGTCGTGTATGAGTGATTGCCAGTCTTTTGGCAGTTTACCGTACTTCTTAGCCATCCATGAGGTTTCGCCAAGTGTTCTCAAATGCGGTGGGTCAAACACCACCATGTAGAAAGAATTGTCCTCAAACGGCAAGGAGGTGAAATCGGCTATTATATCCGGTTTTATCTCTATGGTTCTGATTTTATCTCTGTCCTTGGCAGTTACTGTCTCTGAACGTCTGTCAACGAATAGGGTAAGAGGATTATACTTGTCGAACCAAAACATCCTACTGCCGCAGCAGGCATCTAATATGAGTTTATTGCTTTTCATTGTTTCTGCTTTTTTGCAATTATTTCTTCTTGAATTTGTCACATATCCTGCCGTAGCGGTCACACGCGCACACCCTATGGTCCTTGGCCTTGCATAAACAAGAGTTTTCTATGAAATCCATGGAGTATGAGCATTGGCGGCAACGGACGGGGGAGAGGGGTAATTTCTTCTTTGCCATTACTTACATAAACTGATATTGCTTACGCGATTTGCCGCTCTTTTCATTGCTTCTGCATCTCCGCTTTCCACAAGCTTCCTTTCACGTTCAAGATACTCGGCATAGGAAATTCTGTTGTTGCCACGTTCTTCTATCTCCTTTTGGCGTTGTATCCGGTATTGCTCACGCTCATAGCGTTCGATGTCGATACGGCGTTCCCTGATATAGTCAAGCATGGCACTTGTAATCTTCATCGGGTCTATAGCACCATAGAACCGTCCATATTTACCAGACTTAAACCGTGCAATAAAAAAGCATATCTCAGCCGCATTAAGGTAATAATACTCAGAAATAAATATTTCTGCCAACTCATTAAGCTGCTCCTTGGCAATCTTGGTAGATACCTCTGCAAAGTCATTAAGTGTGCCGAATTGGATTTTCAACCATTCCAAAGGGGTTTCATCTCCATAAGTCGAAGCCAATAGCCCTAATGTAGGTATGGAGGAATTCATGGCTAAATCAGAGTGGGTCGCCTTGCATCTGACAATTTTGAACTGCAAATCGGGATTGTAATCAAGAATGAATTGTGCTGGGTCAGGATATTTATTCAATAACGCCCTCTGCTTCAAGTTCTTTTCTTTTTTTTGCGGCAGCTTCTCTGACGGTTGTAGCGACTGCAAGAACTGAATCACGTTTTCGCTGCTCGCTATCCTGTTGATTTTTGCTAATTCTTTCTCCATTGTAATTGCCTTCTAAAATCTTAATGAAATTTGTCGGTCTGAATATCCAGTCGAAATCACAAGACCAGTTTTGGTTATTATGCCCCAAAAGAAATGCTGATTTGGAAACATTGTTGAAAACAGCCATGATAGCTTCTTTCCCATGTTCGGAAGCTCTTGCTTTTACGGCTTTCTTGCGTTTATCAGTCATTGTTGTCACCTTTGGGAGCTTTCCATCAAACATTCTGTTGAACGTATCCATAAGAGCATTATAATTTATCTTATCTCCCTCATTACTTTCCGGCGGTGCAGATTCCCCTTGGGGGGAATTATAGGGGGGACATTCTTCATTTGCATTTACATTTACATTTACATTATCATTATTAATTAGGTTATTGTTTGGTTCTTCTTTGGTTTGGTTTTGGCTATAGTTTGGTTTTTGTTTGGCTTCTTCTTGGTTGTTCTCCGGTTTTGGTCTACCGCCCTTTTTACCGTTCTCAAACCTCTGATTATTAATATCTATCTGTGATTTAGCCATAGCAAGCATCGCTTTCGCAATCGGCTTTAGTTGTTCAGTAGTTTCTCCATATAAGCCATACTCAATTATGGCTGTGAGAACGTCTCCCTGAACATCTCTCGGCAGATTCTTGATTGCTTCCCACCAGCTACTGTAAAAAACAAAACTATTTCTCATTGCGTTTCCTCCATTCTAAAAATTCTTCGTATCCGTGCCATGCTTGTTCATCTTTATTTTCATACATCTTTCAAATAGTCTGTTACCACTTCTATAAACTCGTCAAGCGACCGGACTATGACATATTTATACCCGTCCGCTGTGATTTTTGATTCCCACTCTTTCTGGGACTCACGCTGTATCCCTTTCCTTGTCTTTGTCTCAATCAATAAAGCACCATAACATCGATTGCTTTTTAATAGGATAAGGTCGGAAACTCCGGCTAATACTCCTTCATCCTTTAATCTTCTTCCGGTTGCAGCATCCCTTCTTCCACCATTGGGAATTGCGAAAAGATTATGGCGCATAGACGGATATTGTAGCCGGAACCAATTTATCATGGAGACTTGCAATTTGTGCTCTTCATCTTTGTGTTTCTTGCGGATGTTTGCTCCGCAATATTTGGATTTCATTTCTTCAAACGTCATGGTAGTTTTAATTTTATTTCATTGATAAGCTCTTCATTGGATATGCAATAGCCAACATTAACTACATCACACAAATGCCTCTTTAAATCGGTTGGATTATCAAATTCAATAGGCTGTTTTCCAAAAGGGGTAATGCAACATTCTTTCTTATATACCTTATGCCCTCGTTTTTCTATTTCTTGAATCAAATTTTCATCAGAGGCTAAATCCATAAAATCATCGAAGTAATCATCCAAATATACATCCACATCGGCTGTAACTGTAATATAATCCCTCTTTTTATTCATATATGCTTTATTTTAAGTTCAACATTCACCGGCTTGTCTTTCATCGTGGAGAAAGCGTCAAGCAGCTTCTCCTTGATTGCCTTCAAAGGCTTTGTCAGTATCTGGCTCTCGACTATTTCGAGAGGTATCTTCCTGCCGCTATACGTGATTAGGGACATAGAGGTGATTATGTAAGGTTTCATATTACTTATTAAAATCCCAATCCCACTCCCAATCCTTTTCACTTATTCCTTGCTCGCAATAAGCACTACCCATGTGACCTTCTATCTCTTGATACAGAGAACGAACCAACTCTTGCTCTCTTTTGTCAAGTTTAGACATTAGTCTATCCATGTCTTTTTGACTGAATAAGTAGTATGATTTTAACTTCTCATCAATAACCATTTTAGCACCATCCAATGTCCTTTCGGTATAAAGAATGCTACCTATCTTGAAATAAAATATCCCATCAGAATCAATGTATATTTTAACTTGTTTATATTCCCATTCCATGTTATTCTTTTTATTAAAAGCCCCGAAGCGTATTCTCCGGGGCACAACCATTATTTAAGACCCGTGCCATTTATGTGTGGCTCACATTTATGTGGAGAGCCCGGGCTCGAACCGGGACGAGTGGTGTTTTTGCGGTTATATGATTTTAAATTATTCTACCTAAGATGTCTCGCAGGTTGCCGGCTTGGTTATTAACGGTTATCCTGGAATTTTGCACCTCACATCTTGATTAACGTCTACCAATTCCGTCACTTCTCCATGTTCGCCTGCCATATCTTCACAGACCGAGCAGGCAGGTTGAACAAAAAGTTCACTATTCTTCTGTTTCATCTTCAACTATAATTGAAAGCTGACCGCAAGCGGCTCCGTTCTCAATCTCTGATTTTGTTGCTATTGCTACTGCGTAGTCATATCCCATTTTTTCAAGCTGTTCTTTAATCTCTTTCATGATTCTGTCAATTAAAATGTTTATACTAAATTAACTCCCTCGATAATTCCATTGCCGAGTTTGTTTTTCTCTGATATATTGTTTGGATTGATTGGGGACAACTTCACAAAAAAGTGCTTCTTATCAAAATACTTTTCCAGTTTATCCGCATCAAAGTCTGATTCATCTACCAATGTTAAGTTGATAGTGGTTTTCAAGTTACTTTCTGTTCTTATTTGCCCAAGTTCCTCAATAGACATTTTCTTCGGATAAGGAATAAGCCAGTCTCTCTTTTCTTCATCGAAACTATGCAAACTTATTTGCAATGTTACATTTCCCTTTACAAAAGAAAAATCACTACCTTTAATACCAATTGTAGAAACATAATGATGTGTATTCGGGTATATTTCAGTAATCCGCTCAATAGCTTCTTTTACGGCTTCTATATTTAAGAAAGGTTCACCCATACGAGTGTAGTTAATCTTAAATTCCTTTGAATCCTTCGGGCAGCATCCAGATTGCTTAATGGCAAATAAAACTTGGTCCACTATCTCGTCCGCAGTAAGATTGCGGTATTTCTTCATATTACCAGTAGCGCAGAACTTACAGCGTACAAGACAACCACTCATGGTTGAAACTCCAATCATCCACCTTTCCGAACGGTCTCCAAGATTTTTGTTATCCAAAAAGTTCTGCTTCCTTCCGATAGCGTCTTTTGTGTAGTACGGCAAGAATGTGTCCGTGGTTTCCACAAGCATTCCATCATCCAGCCGTAGGCAATACACGATACCATTCCCAAAACTCTTGCTTTTTACTATTTTCATAATCATTCAAAATTAAAGTTGTCCTCACCGTCCGGCATTTCTTCCGGAGCGTCATTCCCGAAGTCCATCGGAATGAACCAGTCTGAAATAAACTCTTCCATATTACTCCTCCGTATCTTCACTATAACACGGCATAAGCAATCCGACACTGCTTACACCCTCCATCATACTATCAAAAACAATAGGTTTATTAGTACCCTTAAATGTAGCAACGCACTTGTCGCTTTCAAAAAGAGCTTTATTCAACCGTTGTATAGTCTTCATGTCAAACTTCACTTGTGGAAGCGGAGTAGTCTGCATGTTCAAAGAATTCTGCAATAATCCTTCAGCATTAGGATATTTGCCAAATTGGGAAAAGTAGAAGAATAATTTATCGTTGCCTTTGCTGCATTCTATGCCATCTTCAGAAATCATGATATTATCGTATTTCAGCATATCTTTGTAGAAGTCAGCGTGAAGGAATTTTCCGTCAAGTGCGGTTATCTCATGTTCTTCTAACCTCGATATTTCAGATATTCTGTTTCTTGCAAGAATAATTCCATCACTTGCGTATGCGAATCCATCCTTGAAGTATATACATTCCATTTCCTTGTGTAAATCATTTCTTTTTGAACAAGCAAGGTGCATCTTTACCTTCTTGTCAAAGTTGTTTTTAGCCTCTTCCATGATTAATTTGGTTAATAATTTGTCTTTTGATTTTCTTGTTAAGCTTCCCGACAAAACGTCCATGCTTCTCCGTCGTTCCATCGGGCAGGCATTCCTTGTAGGAGTAAAGCAGCTTTTGCAGGAGAAGCGCTTCTTGTTTTGTCAGAGTGAGTTTCATTGTTTTAAATATAAAGTTTGTTGTGTTCGACCTCAATCTCCATCAACTGAATCAGACGTTCTTCTTCTGGAGAAGGAATGTATATACCTTGGGCACTTGCAAAATTCCGGAACCTTTCAATGGTAAGGCTCATTTCCGCACTGTCAAGGTCAGACGAACTGCGCAGGTATTTTATTTTGCCAAGATACTTGTCGTCCCTCTCACGGACGAAAGTGTCTTTGTTGCAGAGAATCTTGTAATAGTTCCGCTTAACGTACTCCATCGTTTCTCCAATCTGGCACCCGAAATATGCTAAAATAACATGAAGATATTTGTTCTGATTTAAAGACCTTTTCGGTTTCTTCTCTGTCAGCTCAAATACCTTCTGTCCCTTTATCAGCTTCTCCAGTTTCGCTTTTGCCTGCTGAACATGGAGTGGGTTAGAGCCATCGTATTGCATCAGAACGGGAGGTCGTCTGCCGGGTCAATACTTGGTGCATTATTTATATCCTCAGAAGTAGGAGAGGTGTTTTGAGGTATAAACTCTTTGAGGTCACCAAAAATATATGACTTACCTTCGATGCGCTCCTCCTTTTTCGGGGAGCAAGTGATGAAGTGGGTATGCCCGAACTGGGATTTCTCCTTCCGTTCAATGACAGCCACGTTCACATAGATTCTTTCAACTCCATCTTTACACATTACTTTCTTCATCTGCTCTCTTGGAATTTCAGACAAGCAGATGGAACCGCTTAAAATTGCCATAACTATATTATTTTTAATGTTACGCTCCCTGCTACGGGAGTCTCTTTTAAATATTGATTGTATAATTGGGGATAATCCCTCTCAAAACTTTTCTTGTCAAACTCCTTGCGGATGGTGTCCTTCTTCCGTGTGAAGGATACCGCATTTCCTTTCCAGGAGTATGCACCCGATTCGACCATTGCCTTCATGATGCCATCGGAAAGCTCCTTCTTCTTTTCCGTCCAATACTTCGCTTGTTCAAGTATCTCGGCAATGGACTGCTCCATTGCCTTGTATTTTGCGGGCATCTGACTTGTTGCCGAAGGAATGGAGTATGGATTGATGAACTTTCTTCCGTTTATCTCTGCATCAAGCAAATCTTTGACAACCCAGCCGGGAATACGCTCAACTTCTACCAACTCATGTATTTTCCCACGCAGCCATATACCGAACAAGCGGACGGCCTTGCATCCCGGATTCTGCATTTCAAACAGATACGCATATATGGATAGCTGCCAACGTATATAATCCCTGTCAAGTTCGTAAGTTGTCTTTATATCGCCCAATGAAAATTCAGTATCGCTTTCACGGTAGACTTTGTCAATGCAGGAGGCAAAATTCTTATTGTCTGAAACAAGGTATTCGCTTGTCTCGTATTGAAGCCCGTACAATTCTTTCAAATCAATGTATCCTTTTACTTCCTCCATTTCATTGGATATTCCCAAATCATCTACAAGCTCTATCGTCTCATGGATAAGGGAACCTCTTCGGGCAGCGGCATTGAGTATTCCCTTGGGAACATTCGAATACTTGTCCGGGAAAAGTTGTCTGCCTATCATTCCGGTAACACCTTGAAGCAATATGCCGTCAAGCGTGTATGTGTGCTGCTCTTGATTAAAGAGCACGTTAGACTTTACCAATTCCATCATAGCAATTTCTTTCTTGCGCTAAGGGAGGACATGAATTTGTCGTTTCCGTGCAAAGGCTCATAATTATTGTATATCTGTGTAAGGGTTTGCAAACTCTTCGCGCTGTTTATTTCCTGCAGCGCCATGGCCAGCATATCATTGTCTATGTTATTCGGCTCCTCTTTAGGCTTTATAACCTTACCCATCTCATATCGGACATTCCTCTTGTTGTCAACTATCACAAGCCGGTTTATTTCCCTCTTCTCGTTATATCCGATTGACTGCACCTTAAATGTGGTCTTGATTTTCCCTTGTGCATTCAGGTCGTCGTTGGTAAGGTTTACCCATATAAAAGGGGCTGTATAAAGTTCACGCCCTATGCCAAAGTTGAAGCAGGCACGCTTGAACGCATCTGAAGCTTGTCCCTTTTCCTTCTCGGTATAGCTCTCAACGCCCACATCCTGCTTTGTTATCCACATTTTCTTTTCTTCGTCCCAGACGGAAACGTTGCAATAAAGGTTCCCGTCTATTACTTCATGACTTCTGGTCCAGTTCATAGAACCGAAAGTTTCATCCAAGAGCCTCATGTCACAACGGGCATCCTTATAAAGGAGCAATGAACACCCTTTTTGATTCACTGTAGCCACACGAGCGTCTATCTCGTCAGCATTTAACAATCGTATTTCTTTCATATGAATAATTGGTTTGTGGGATATACGGGACTTGAACTCCGTCACCTGTGCATGAAACCTTTAAATAATACCATGACAAACTACAAATACCAATACCAATACCATGCACCGCTCTGCCTCTGAGCTAATATCCCGGATAGCCGCCCGTCTTCGCAGATTGGACGGCACGAATAAACACTAACATTATTTTCTAAGCGTAATCACTCATTGTAAGTGATGTATATCCCAAGGCATGAAAGGGATGCCATCAGGGAGAACATAAATGCAGGGAACACTTGCCCCACATTGGTTACGGTTACCGACCTTACCAGTAATACTACCATCCACAATAAGCAGAAGGCAAAGAATACCGTATAGCAATTTATCTTTCTCATACAAAAATGATTTCGTCTCTGTAAACCTCGATAAAGAAATGCTTTCCAAACTCTATCGTTACCTTGTCACCGCTAATGCTGTATATGGTCCCGATTCTGTCTTCCCAGCCGGGAGCGTTGTACTTGACTTTTACTTTTTTCTTTCCCATATTTATATTGTTTTTAATTGATGTTCCTAAAAAAGAGTTCGGTCTATTTTCTCAAACCGACCGGACAAAAACTAAACTCTAACTTCAATCATTCATGCTCCCGTGGGTGTCCCAATACTAATACATGTCTGATTTAATTTTTTCCCTGGACATTATTCCGCTTACATTTGCCAACGATAAAGCTTGTTTTATTTCAGCTTTTGAATAGTAAAGAGGCGAATTTCGGCTTTCTCCTTTTCGAATAGGATTAATCAGCTTATTACCTACAAGAATATTAAAACGTTTAAAGTCTATTTTCATCATGTTTAACCACTTCTTAACCTCTTTTTGTCGAATAAGGTCTTGCGCAGGCTCGTAAGCCTTGATTGCTTCCATGTATCCGACTTGGTAGCTGTCTATCATTATGGATTGGATTTCTTCTATATTCATTCTATTCTCCTTATTCTTTCTATTCGTTTAATTCTTGATTCTACACCTTTTCTCATTTCTCCTTGTTCGTGATAAAGAGAAAGAGAAAAAATACATAATAGACAACATGCTACAGACACACGGATAGCAGGCGAAAAATCCATAGTGAATTTAATACCAGCTATTCGCTCGTACAGCATAGTTGCAAGCTCTCTTCCATTTCGCACATGCAGAATTCTCATGGCAGTCTGTATCTGATTACTAATTGTACTGACAGCCCGACATTTGATTTCCGCTATTTCTTTTTTCTCATACCCCTGGGCGTACATTCGTGCTGTAATTTCGCATTCAAGTGTAAGTTCTGTAAGGATTCTATTCATGTCGTGTGTATGTTATAACTATTTAAGTCGTATAATGGAAGAGAATCCCGGGTGTTCTTCTTTGGATACCCTATACATAAGGTCTATTTTACCTTTCAATTTTTTCGTCAACCTGGCGACTTTATTACGTCTTGCAGCTTCGCTTTTTATCCCAGAATGGCGGGAGTCGCTATAGGGAACTTTAACCACATCCCCTACTCTCATTTCATCGAACACTTTTGTTGTTCGATAATTCTCATCGATTACAATTTCTTTTTCCATATGTATATTATTGATTATATATATTTTTCATAAAAATCCGGCCTATCTTCACAGACCGCCCGGACAAAACCTAATTATGCAAATTTATGAATACATAAAATTGTTGCTCCCGTGGGCGTTCCGGTGGTAGCCTTACTGCCCTCCAACATCTATGAAGGACCACGAGATAATTACATAATTACTTCAATTTTCTGATTATATCACCGCCATAAGAATCTTGAGTCAACTCTATAAACTCATGTACGGTGTAAGTATCATTGTCAATGTCTATTCCCTTATTGGTACAGAATGACAACCTTCCTTGCTTGCACGAACCGGTCAGCACATGATGCCAATGGAACAATTCTTTAGCCGATACCTTTTTAGTAAAGTCTGGAAAATGCTTTTTAAAAGCTTCTAGTCTTTCCTCCTCGGTTGAATCGTCATACAATTTTTCTTGAAGTGAAGCAAAGGCCTCGTGCAATGTTTCTCCATGAGCGAATTTCCCATTCCCTTTTGCAACAAATGTCTCAGTCAATGTAAAGTCATCGTTCAGTATATATCCTTTAGCTACATTGTCATGAACATGCTTGATAATTGTAGGAATATCATCAATGATATATACTTTGTCGCCATTGAATGTTTTAATTCCATCGCCATAGCCAGAGCCATCGCCAGAGCCAGAGCCATAGCCAGAGCCAGAGCCATCGCCAGAGCCATAGCCAGAGCCATCGCCAGAGCCATCGCCAGAGCCATAGCCAGAGCCAGAGCCATCGCCATAGCCATAGCCAGAGCCATAGCCATAGCCAGAGCCATAGCCATAGCCATCGCCAGAGCCATCGCCAGAGCCATAGCCATCGCCAGAGCCAGAGCCAGAGCCATAGCCAGAGCCAGAGCCATCGCCAGAGCCAGAGCCATAGCCATAGCCAGAGCCATCGCCAGAGCCATAGCCAGAGCCAGAGCCATCGCCATCGCCAGAGCCATCGCCATAGCCATAGCCAGAGCCATAGCCATAGCCAGAGCCATCGCCATAGCCATAGCCATCGCCAGAGCCAGAGCCAGAGTATATACTAAGAAACTCTCTTATCTGTTCTTCCATACGTCTACCTCCTCAATGGATTTTATTGCTTCGTCTGTACAAGGTATTATTTCAATAACCCCTAAAATTGAAATTATCGGCACGGCCAATGTGAATTTACAATCATTAGGGCGTTTTGTCCCTTCTACTGCCAATTGGCTGATAGATGCAGCCCCATACCAACACCACAATCTTCGGCAGTCTGTCAATGTAACTTCACTACCATTCTTTTCTTTCAACGTACCGAAAAATACACCGGCTCTATCAGCGCGGATAATAACTTTTTTCCCAATCATAATTCTATATATTTAAAGATTAATAAATATTGGCTCGCCCTCAACGCAACAATGCGTGTTTAGCCTTTCAGCATACCCGAATTTGACGGGAGGGGAGATATATCGATAAGCGTGGTATGGTCGCCCTTCGCCGCCATTTACTTTATACCTATTGAGGACTGGATAGGACGCTTATATATTGTCACCATTTGACGGCGGTGCAAGCCCCAAACCTTGCATGCTTACTGATAGAGGTATTTTCGGACCGTCTAAATGATGGATAATACTACTTTGAGCCTATTATCCGGTCACGGCTTTCCAGCTACGGATAATTCTCGTTTCGTTATTTGTTTCCTCAGTATGTCAAAGACCTATCAAGTGCTCCCGTCCGGTCCTCGCTACCGGAAGCCGTTCAATCCGACCACGGGAATGTTCTAAAGATTCATGTCTACATGCTCGTATCGCCAGCCGAGCATCGCGTATCCTATATCATGGCTATTGCATTTCCTGCCTATAGGTTCCCTGCCGACAAGGGAAGCGGTGTATTCGTCCATCTTCAGCTTGGCATCCGCCCAGGCATCCCTCAACGCGTGCCCGAAGGAGTACCACCGGAGTGACTTGTTCCTTCTGGAGTAGGCAAAGGCAAGCTGCATGATGGCTCTGTGGTTGTATCTTCCTTCAGTCACAAGATTGTAATCCCTTGATTTCATCTTTCGAGAAGTTTTATTATATCAGATTTACGGTATCTTCTTCGATGTCCTACTTTCGTATATGGAATATCGCTGTGCATCACGTAGCTTATTGACATTCTCAACTGTAATGCGGCCTGTTCTGTGGTAAGCCATTCGTCTGACTCTGCCGTAACAGATTGAGATATGTACAGCTTCATATCCTTTTGGATAAGTTTGTACAGTTCTTCCGCAATCTGTTTACATTCGTTTCGTGTCATTTTTTCACTGCTATAATGGTTATCGTCAAATCTTTCAGCGAGTATGAACATCTGTATTTCTTGACGTCACCCGGTTTGTCACTTGAATTGCTTAGTTGATAGGCATACGTATGTGCACTTTTCAGAGCCTCATAGGTATCCATGTGGAAAGTCATGGAACTTCCTGCCTTTATTCCCAAAATGTCTTTCTTACTAACTCTTTGCATATTATTTCTATGTTTATTTAGATTTTACATGTGTTTTATTTGCAAATAAGAAAGCTAACGGCTATATTTGTCAGTGAAATATGTATGCGTGACTTTTAATAGTCTATGCTTTCTTTTTATGTCAACCGGCTTTGTTTGTTTCTTTGTTGACGATGCAAATATAGTAGATATTTTATCTACCACAAAGAACGTTAGTAGATATTTTATCTACAAACATATGTTATAAAACATGTTTTGTGTAATTGATTGATTATTAGATATATGAATAAGTATAGAAACATGTTATCACTGGCATTATCTGTAACTGCTATTGCAATATCCATAATTGCGCTATGCAGGGTATATCCGCACACCTCTGACTTGGGTCTGGACTACCAGGGGATAATAGTTGGAATATTGGCTTTGCTGGTTACGGCTGTTGTCGGTTTGAACATTTATACTCTTGTAGATTTCAAAAGAGCTACTAAAGAGGTTGAAATGTTGAAGGGTAAGTTACATAATGATGTGAATACAAGTATCGCCCTCGGTTCTAATGACATTTTCATGGTGTATCACTACCTAATTACAGGCATAGCACCATTAGGTCTTGAATATAACCTTATACGAAGCGCATTGTCTTCTTTGGTTCATTTGTCAAGTATTGGGCAGTATGACGCTTGTGGTGTTGTTTCAAAAGCATTGGTTCAATGCGTTGTCAACCCAAGCGGAATAACAATAACAAGAAAATCAAAAGAAGAATTACTATCACTATTGTCAGAAGTAAAGCAACCGAAGAAAATTCGCTTGTTTCTTGATGTAGCTCAACTTGTGGCGTCTCTGAATGTTCTCGACGTCGGCGAAGTTGTTCGCAAAACATAGATAAGGAGAGTTCTTCTAATTCTCTAATCGCTTCAAAATGTTCGGGAGAATTGAAGTTTAGACCTTTAGGTTTTGGATGTTTTCTTTTTTTCATAACGAATATAAATTAAATATATAAACTAAGAACATGATAATACATAAAGAACTAAAAGAAGAATTGCCATCAACAATAGTTGAAGTACAAAAACAGAAATCAATAGAGGGCTTTCATAAGGTTGTTGAGCTTGTTGCTTCAATGCACGCTCTATATTCTGTCGTTCCCGTTCAGTCATACGCATAGTTGATACATAGACTTGAAGTAATGAATCGCATAGTTGTTTGTTTTTCTTCTTTTTCATAATTCGTTCTTTGAAATGTTTACAATCGGTTATTATTCAAATTCGATGGATAGCTGTATTTTCTTTTTCTTGAAACGGTCTTTTGGTAAGCTGTGCATACTGACTATCTCTTTGATGGAGTTAGTACACATGGAATCAACCATTTCGTTGTATCTGTCTCCGTTGTGACCTTTGACCCAACGGAAGGACACGGAGCTAAGGCTTTTGATTCGTTCTGTGTATTTTATGATTAGGTCTCTGTTTTTAGTAGCCTTCCATGCTCCTGAAAAAACATTGATAGCATATTGGCTGTCCGAAAAAACGACCAAATCAGAACCATCCGGAACGGAAAATACGGCACTTAGGATAGCAAGCATCTCCATACGATTGTTAGTCGTATTAAGAAATCCCTTAGAAGCGGTTTTTATCACTTCTCCGTTATGGATTATTAGGTATGCAGAACCACCTTCGCCATAAACCGAAGTGTTCTGACATCCACCGTCTGTATAAGCTATATATTTACTCATTGTCTTAGTGTGTATATTAAATTATAATTATATAATCATGTGCATCATGCGTATCGCGTCACGTGTGCATACGCTACGCTATGTTTTTAGTGGTCTTTTTGGGGAATATGGCATAAAAATTAAAGTTTAAACGTTATCAAATCGCAAGAATAAACATACTTGTTTGAGCGGCGCAAACGAATCTCACTGCCACTCCTGTATAAGTAACCATTCAGCCCTGTTTCTCTGAAAAAGCTGTTTGCCAACTTTGGAGAAAAGTCTGAATAGTTTAAGAATACACGAACGGACTGTTCGACTCTGTTTACAAGTCCGCTTTTACACAAATCGTCAATAAGGTGTTTGGCTTTATTTTTGCATACCTTGGTTATATCCATGATACGCTTTCTGCTCAATCCGGTAAAGGCATTATCTGTACGTAGCATACGCTTACATTTTTTGCGGGCTTTCCGAAGCTGGTTCACAGACTTAGTATTACCCTTTGCTATGTTAATGGTATCTTCGCAGTCCGATTGCTTGCTTATATGGTTCAGCAATACAGACTTCCTGATAATGTCTATAATATCTTTTAATGAGTATTGGCATATAACCGGCTCCTGCTCTGATTTCGGTTTATTGTTCATCAAAGCTTTTGTCCGACTGTATGTCTTGCATTCAAAGTCTAACCTTATATGGTATGATTTTTCCCTTTTAAGTGATGTGGATACAAGGTCTTTACTGTCTCGTTTCAGTAATCCGTATTCGATGCCGCTATTGATTATACGGCACATCCTTGTTGACCCAATGCCGAATAAATCCTTGCACTTGCTAACAGTAGCCGATTGTATTCTTGATGAAACAAACGTCAGTTTGACGAGAACAGAAAAAGCAAGCGCTTCAATGAACCGTTTATCATTGACCGCCTGCTCTGCAAGTCCGATGTTTAAATATAACGTTTGCTTCATATAATTGAAATAAAAAAAAATCCGTTGCTAAAGTAGAGCGGCAACGGATTTCCATATAGAAAAGCCCACGTTAGGGCGATCGTATAATCATGTGTCTGTTGCCGCTCTACTTGCAACGGATGCAAATATAGTAGATATTTTATCTACTTCAAAAGAAAAAGTAGATAATTTGAAAAATAATATTATGGCAAAGAATGTTTATTCCGAAAGATTTTTATCAATAGTTGATAAAATCGGGCTTAGTGATGCTAAAATCGCAAATAGTGTAGAGGGACTAGATAAGACATTAATGTCGCACATAAGGACAGGAAGACAAGGAGCTTCTATTAATGTGTTATCTTCGCTTTGCGAAGCCTATCCCCAAGTCAACGCCAACTATATCCTCACCGGGAAAGGCAATATGTTCCTGAACAACGAAGAAAAAATGGAGTCTTCTACAGACATCGGAGCAATCGGGCTTACCTACGATGAACTGGCAAGGTTTTACGAGACAACCGTATCGCGTTACGAGAGGCTTATTGAAGATATGAAGATTAAGTTTGAAGCCCTTGAAAATGCGTTCAGAGATGCTAAGGAAACTTTTGACGGAAGAGAAAGCGCATAAGAATAGAAAAGCCCTAAAGCCTTTCTATCCAAAGGAGAGTAGTTTTATGCCCCTTGAGGTCCGGCATGATGCAGTATCTTCATTTCGTAAATCTCTTGTTTTTGCGAGACGGAGGTGTGCGTTTGCAATTCATTCTCAAGCACAGATATTCTTTTATGCGCACATTCCAAGTCTTCGGATATGCGCAGACACTGTTGCATGAGAATTTTGATTTGCCTCATGAGACAAAAGACGGAAAGGTTGACTTCTTCCATATAGTTGATTATTTAAAATGTGACCGATATATAACATTTGTGTTTTAAAACGGTTCAATTTAAAAATGTGTTGTTAAGCATATCGATAAATAACGAATTTGTTACGAAATCACATGGATATAAAAAACAAGGAAAGCGCAGCGGCAAGATTACATCAATTTGTCGTATATGCCAAGAAGGAGAAAATGATTAAAAGCATACGAAATTTCGAGGATGAGTGTGGGTTGTGCAATGGATACCTGAATAATGCCTTGAATGCAAGTCCTGGAAGTATAGGTAGCGAAAATATATCCCGTATAGTGGAGAAGTTCCCGATGCTGAATGTGTATTGGCTATGCACGGGAAAAGGAAACATGCTGAATTATGAAGGGAAAGAGAAGGAATACAAGGAGGTCATGTCGCTCATATCCGAACTACAGAATGCGGTAAAGAAGATGAGGCAGTGATACTGTTATGATACCATAAATTACATGTTGTCAATTAAATAATTAATAATCAATAAATTACATATAATGTTGTAATCGCAACGGAATCACAACGATAAGGCAAGTAGTCGATAAAAAGGCTGCTTGCCTTTCGTCGTTTAGCTGGGTATCAACGATTTACTACCTTGCCAATTTCGACAGAATTTGTGCAAAAAGTAGGTAACATAGCAGAAACACAGCTTTCCGTAGTTCCACTTTTCCGGTGGGTAGAAATAATTTAGAAAACAAAAATGAGTACGGTAAGAGTCATCCAGAACAAGCAGAGATTGACCAAAGAGGGCAATGCTCCGCTATATATAACCTTTTATCTCGGTAAGGAAAAGTTAATGCTTCCTTGCAAAGTGTCTGTGCCTGCTGCTAAATTTGACGAGAAAAGCGGACTTCTCAAAGGAAACAGTAAGGAAGCAAAGGATATAAATCTTATTGTGAGTAACCTGAAAGCACGTGTCAACGATATATTGGTGAAGTTCCGGCTGAGGAACCAGGCTTTGACAAAAGATATTTTCATGCGGGAGTATAACAATCCAAGTGATTATAAGACTTTCCATGACTTCGTGAAGGAGCATATGAAAACCTACAGCCGGCGAATAGAGATGGGAACGTTCAAGCATCATCTGAGCTGTATGAAAAAGTTCAAGGCATATAATGAACTGTTACAGTTCCAGGACCTTACTCCGGATTATCTGACTGACTACCTGATTTACATGAAAAAGGAGCTTGGAAATACGGAGATAACCGCACAACGTAATATGTCCACCATCAAGATATATGTCACCGCAGCCTACAGAAAGGGCTATATAGAAGAAAATCCTTTCCAGGAATTCCATATCAAAAGAATAAAAAGCGATGTGGACTATCTGACAGAGGAGGAGCTGATGCAGTTTGTGCAATTATACTATCAAAGAACATTGCCGGAAAAGCTTCAGCTGACCTTGGCCTTCTTCCTTTTCATGTGTTTCACGAGCATGCACATTACGGATGCACGTATGTTCTGTATCGAGCAGGTAAACAATGATGTGCTGACTTACTACCGTGTGAAGAACCGGAACTGTAAACCGGAACCGATAAAGATTCCGATGCCGGTACCTGCGGAAAAACTTCTGGAAGAATGGGCAGAGGGTAGGGAAGAAGGACGTCTGTTCAGGAACGTTCAATGTGACCAGGTCGTTAACCGACAGTTGAAGGCCATTGCCAAGGAACTGGGGATTAACAAAAAAATATCGGCCAAGACAGGAAGACATACGTTTGCAACTATTTATCTCCGGAAAACAAAAGACTTATCCAGCCTGCAAAAATTGCTTGGACATAGCAATATCCGGGAAACGATGATTTATGCGCACGTCATGGATGAGAGCAAGCGGGAAGGCATGCAATGTTTCAATAGCTTCACCCTATAATAGGGGCCAAAAGCCGTACAATCGTGCGGATGATTCATAATGTTTTATTTATCAAATAAATGCGGCTGCACCGATTTGTACAAGTTCGTACAAAATGAGGTGCAGCCGCACGAATTTATGCTCTCTCGTACATCACCCAGTAGGGTTGTCCTGCCAAATATTCTACATGGTACCCGGCATCAGCCAGTTGTTTGGCCAGCGCCATCGGAGCGACATCGACAATGTTCGACAGCTCATATACCAGTTCAGCGGTGGTCTTGTAACATTTCTGTGAAGTGGTACCGATGGGTGAATAGTTCTGGCCGATGAAGTTTGCTATGGCTTTCTGCCGCTCGGCTTGTTGCTTCTCTAATTCGTCTTGTTTGTCCGGTTCTTCGTCGTTTTGATAAGAACGGAATCCTATAGGCTTTTTCATTGGGCACCTCCTTTCTGATTAGGAATAAGGCCTAAAAATTCGGTACGGGCATTATGTAATGTTGCTAAAATATCCAAAAATGTTTTTGAATTGTCATAGAAATAACCACTGTATTCAAGGAGAAAGCCGATACTGTCATCCAACAATTCTGCAAGAGATGCCGCTCGATTATTTTGCAATTTCAATAAGCAATTAGATATGGAATCGTCAAGTACAATTCCATTAACGGTAGTATTATCCATTCTCACCTCCTTTCTGTTCCAGCATATTCGCCTTCTCACTAAATTGAAAAATGGAACGTACCTTGCAAATATCGAGAAAGAATACCGTGTCCGGGCATCCGCCACTTATGACATGGGCCTCGATACGTATGGTACAATCACGTCCCAAAGGGGTAGCAGTACATTTCATGCGCTTCAAGTTCGGGTGTTCAGCATTAATGCGGTTGACCGTATCGCCTATTTCATGCTTGAGTGCATCCAGGGAAAGTTCATCCTTGATAAGAACGTTTTTATACTTCTCTACATAATCAATAACCTTTTTCCATGCCCGGTTCTTGGGGGAATAGGTCTGCAGATGGTAAACAAAGAACATCATGCTTTGCCTCCTTTCTCATTAAAGGTGATGTTGACTGTCCCACCATTGACATAGATGGAAATGGATTTGTCGCTACGTGCTGCACGGATACGTTTACGTCCTGCGCACAGTTCAACACCCAGCTGGGCAAACAGTTCTTGAACCTTCTCTGCGGATACATAGCGTCCGCGAGCGCTTTGAGATTGTTTTGTCATAATGAAGAGCATTTAAAATAAAACAATATGTTATTAAAGACGGGAAAGGGAACTTTCTCCAAAAAACTGGAAAACTTATAAACAAAGAAAGTTCCGCTTTCCCGTTGCTCTTCACCTTGACAAGGCAGTGGGTGCATTAACACTCCACACGGGGGTCGGAACTATAGAATACCATTGGGCATAAAAAATGCCAACGGCAAAAGTTGGCGAACAGTCTCGCCTTGTCAAAATGAAGAGCACTGCAAAGATGCAGGTTTATTTTGAAATGGCAAAAGAAAAACGGAGATTTTTTTGTTTGCTGTATAATCGAAAACTTTTTATTAATACTTCTACAATCATTTGCTTTAATGAAGTAGATAATGAAGATACTCCAGCTTGTGAATAGAGTAAGTTTTAGATTGTTATTACCTTGTTGAAATTTATGGAACTTTTTTCTGGAACAATACAATTATCAGAGAATATCATATACTCTTGCCCTTTTCCAACTGTAGCCGCACTATAATTTAGAGAATATTCGTACATTCGGAATTTTAAATAAAGGTCAAGAATAAAATCTTCTTTATCATAAGTTACCACCCACTTTATATTTTCTAATCCTGCGATTGCATTATAAATATCTCTATGGTCTTGGTCATCATAATAATTCATATAGAGACCCTTACCTTTTTTGTAGTAAGGTGGATCAAAGTAAAACAAGGAATTATTTGGTAGATTACTCTGTAGATTATGAATTAACTCTACTGCATCTAAATTATGCAATTCAATTTTGTCTTTATATAAAGCTATTAATTTAATACGTTTTTTCAAATCATCAGAATTATAACGAGCATCAATTAAATAATTCCCAGTTTGATTAAGCCCACCGATAACTCCCCCTTTTATAATGCCGGAACGATTTGTCCTATTTAAAAAGAAAGTCGAAAATCCTAAAGATAATAGTTCGGCATTAGTTTTGTTTTTTTGAATTTCTCTTTGTTCATACCAAGTATCAATCGTGATAGGAGTATTTTCTATTAGCTGGCAGAATTCATCTGTATAATTTAAAATAGAATACCAAAAAGCAAATAATGAGCGATCTTTATCATTTATAATAATTTGATTGGCAACCCCGTTAATTAACAAAGAAAGAGCTATGGAACCTCCGCCAACATAGGGTTCTATATAGGTTCCCCCTATTAAATTATTTGCAACAAATAATTCAGAAAAGAAAGAAGATATCTTTCCTTTTCCTCCAGGGTATCTAAGTGGCGAGTAACGCATCATATAATTATTCTGATTCTATTTGAGACCACAAAGTTACCATAAAATCCTGAATATTATCCCAAGTTGTTTGAATATCTATTGGCACAGGGGAAAGTTTGTTACTATGTACATAAGCATTCATTGTATCCACTCCCCAAATAGAATTACGTTCTTTGGTTAATAATTTTACAGCTTTTAATATTGTTTCATCTGCAATTTTCTCTTTATATAAGTATTGACTAGCATCATTAACCTTCTGATACAAACTTCTTGAAGAATTGGAAGCCGAAATTTCTCCTTCTTTAAGTAATCCTTTTTTTTCAATGAAAGTATCTACACTTAATTCTAAAAAAACTCTCAAAGTGACAGCTGCACAATTAACAAAACTTCGAACATCTATTTTTTTCAATTCATCATAAATTTTATTTGCTTTTGGATTGGAAATCCTAATAATACAATTATTGGGTATAAGAGTTTTACGTTGGGTCGGAATAGACTTCTTTAAATGTCCCTTAGAATGCAAATCACTTCCCTCATTCTTTGCTGTATTATCTTCTTCTTCCAAATTAGGAATTTGTTCTAATGGATTATCCAACCTCCAAACTTCTCCTATTGTCTTATTTTTATCAGGCAGTTTTTCTCCTAAGCCTTGAATATAATCTTTTCTTTGCTTGGCATTATATATAGAACTAACCTTAAAATCTTTATCAGACAAATCTAAAATAATTTGCCCTAAGGCCTTAGCTATTTCTTCTTCTTCAAGATTAGAACTTAATTTAGAATTTATATACTTTAAACCCAAAATTTCCCGAACACTTTTATCTCCTAATAAACGAGCAAAATTTGTGAGTTTAATGTTTTCGGAAGCCCTCTTTACTTCTTCTTGTACGAAAGGAGATGTTCGTATGAAATCAATAGCTTGTATTTCTACAGACTTATTTTTTCCATGTTTTATATCAAATCTCTGTACTTGCTCTGGTTTCCACTCAACTATACCAACTCCATTCTGTTCTCCTGTATGTTCTAATCGAACCCATTTATCTGCCTCTTCTACATCATCATAAATATAGCACATTATTTTTCTAATCGGAGTTTCCATAAATCTTTCATGCAGCTTAAAAAAACGATTCTTTAATGAAGCATGTTTTTTAGAATCAATTAACTTAGGGTTAGCCATCAATTTTAATGCTGTGGTTCTTCTGTTTCCTTCCTTTACAAGAAATTTCTTGTTAGATTTCTTTGATGGCATAACATAAAATGGCTTGGGAGACAACCCATTCTCTAAAATATGTATCGCAATATAATAAATTTTGTCTCCTAATTTTGTTAGCATTATGTCTATAGCCTGCTTTTCATTCTCAACAGACTCAAAACGATCATTATCTGGATTTATAATTAAATTAGAAATACTGATAGATTTGTATTTTTTGTTTGTCATAATATTAAATGGCGAATCCTTCACTATAGTGCGCCTACAGGAATGAATAAACCTGAACCCAATCTTATGGGTTACACTATGGAAAAGGATTCATTTAATTCATTTTTTGGCGTTGCTAAAATAGTGATTTTATCAAACTTAACAAAATAAAAAAACTTTTTATTCTAAATTTAATTCATGATTATTTGAATAATGAAATAAAAAAGGCTTCCAACCCGTGGAAGCCCCTCTGTCATTAAAAACCTTACGGCCTCGCGATAGACCGAGAAGTATCTTTCATTATGTCGCCAAGCTCAGATAGAGCTAAAGATAGAGTATTCAGTTCATCAGCGGTGAAGTTGGCTGGTTTGCCGTTTACCGCACTTCCGTTAATCCGTTGATATAGCCATTGGCGTGTTCTGCCAAAATAGTGCTGGGCAATATACGACATAGAAGCGAAAGGCAATACTTTTTCTAAGGTCTGCCTGATTTCTACTGTTTTCACAATGGCTTGGGCTTCATTGATTGATTGCCTGGCACCATCTTGGAATGCTTGCGCAAACGCTTTTTTATCCTCCGGTGAAAGCGTCTGCAGAAAAGCCCTGAAACGTTTTTTATGGTCGGCCAATTCCTCCGGAGTATTGCATTTTACATATTCCGACTTCCATTTTCCCAATTCTTTCTGTACGTCCATAAGCCTAAAAATTATATGTTAGAGAAAAAGTAGCCCCCTCAAGGAGGGCTACCGTTTTCATTCAGCTTGTCTTGTGCATCATTCAAGTCATCGAGACAATCATTGATGCCTTCCTCAAGCTCCTCATCGGAAATCCAATCAGTATTCTGAATGTCATCCCAATAGAGGGAAAAGAAGCTGAGGTCTTTTTTCGCAGCTTCAATCCGAGCCTTTAGCTCTTCTTCTTCAGTCATAAAAAGATCGCGATACATTATGACACTGCAAATATAATAACCTTTTGGTAATTACGCAAGGGAAAAAGGAGTTATTTTTGAGAGGCAGATGTCTTTTTAACATTATTATTCTATCCGGTAAAAAGTCCCCTTCAGTACCTTGCTTAATCCATCAACATCTATTTCCGTCTCAATCTTCTCGCACAAATACTGCTTGTTGCCTATAAGAAACACCTTATTCACATCTGGCAGCTTATTGGCTTGGAACTGGATTGTGTAAGGGATATTGGAGTGAAACAGACTGAGTGTCGACAACCGATGTCCGACACTGTCCGGACAAACATCGTTCAAGCTTAGGGAATACGGAAGGAAGTCCGTGAGCTGTGCTTCGGTCTTCTGCTGGTAGTCCGTAAAAGGATAGGCATAATCATAGGCATGTGTCTGACCGCTGTAAGTTACGTTCTGCCGGTTGAACTTGCCGGTATTGACAGCCACTTCCATGTGCCCGTTTTTTTCCTGCTTCTCCTTCAGCTCCACGTCACCGTTTATGGCTTCCTGGACATTGAAGCGCTCCTGCTTGGCAACAGTAGCCTGGTAGCCCACCGCGGGTATGTTCAATACCATGGAGGTGTACGGACGGGACAAATCGTAATCAGCTACAGAGCCATACACGCCGACATTGAACTGAATAATTTTAGCCGGGACGATTCCGAGTGAGGTCTCTACATCGGACGATTCCGGGTCACGGATTAAATCCGCATACAAATTGACTTCACGCAGCGTATTCTTATCATTTTCATTGTAGTTGATATAATACCGTTTGCCAACAATAAAGATTGTACTTTTCTTGTCACTGTCACCCATTCCATTGTATGCGGCCAGCATTGCATCGTAAGAATCATATTCTTGTTTGTATGCAGCCTCTATGATGTCCCTTTCAATTCGCAGATAGCCGTCATCCGTATGGGAAGGCAGATTGTAGCCCACATTGCCAGTGCTCAAGTCTTTCTCATTCTTTTCATCTTCAATATCCACAGTGAACTCCCGTAGCAGGGAAGATGCAGGAATTATCTCCTTTCCGGATTCTGTAAAATAATCGTTAAGCCCTACGAGACTCACCACTTTGGTGCGTTCGTTGACCACCGTAACCGCACAAAGGAATTTCTCCAGTTCATCAAAGAATTCGGAAACAGTCCAGTGCGGCAATGCGGCGGCCACCCGGTTGCTGCTTACCGCGCTGCATACATAAACGTTCCGCAAGAAATTGTTATCAAAGAAGGAGGTATCGAACGTATAGCCAAAATACTCCACTATTCTCTTGATGACTGTCAAAAGGTATGGTTGTACACATCGACGGCCATAATAGGGGCAAAGGGTAAAATTGTTCGTGCCGAACTCATAGATTGCATCGTTCTGAAGATTCTCCCATTTGGCTTCCTGATAGAACACCGGCAACCATACAGCTTCAATGTCGTCCACCGAACCGTAGTAGTTCACCATATTGGCAGGTGGCTGGAAACGGTTCTGATTGTTGTTCGGCCAACTGATTGTACCTAAATCAAGTTCGTCAATATACAGATCATCATTCGTCAGCAGATTAAATTCCGCATTACCCGATACGAGCTGTACCTTAACCAGTGCATCTTCTACTGAGAGTAAAACCGCACTGCCGTAAAGCAGGCATCTGGCGTCAACGATGAGTGTGGCCGGAAGGATAGTCTTTTTTTTCGTCACATCCAGTCTGTTCACGTGCTTGAATATGGCATGATTGGCAGGCATGGGGAGTTCTATGTCCAAGGAGTAATTGGAACTGCGGGTGAAATACGGATTCTCGGAGGTGAACGTAATGTTGAACCCTTCAGGAAGGGCGGCCAATTGCCCGTCAATGTATAATTCTGTCATTGCTTGTTGCGTGATTTATTGTTGTTCAACTTCTGATATTCTTTTTGTGCCTGGTTGATACCCCGTTTGCCGGTAACATAAGTTTCCGCTACCAAAGGGGCATCCAGCCTGTTTTTAAGCTTCCGCAATACGCGGGTACATTCTATCAGCATCGCCACCATAGCCGGGTCATTGGTCGTCGTTGTGGCGCTGGCAGCAGGTGCCTTGGCTGGTACGGTACGTGTACTCTTTCCGGAACCTGCTACAGCCGCTATGTCTTCAGCTGTCAGATTACCAACATTACCGCTACGCTGTGCCACGTCAATGGCGTCGAATATCGGTCGCAGATTCGGGTTGGCCACAGCAAAACGGTTGGCGACAAATTCATTGGAATGTACAATACCTTGCGGCTGATTCCAGTCACCGGACGGAGTAAAGCCGCCGGTGTAGAAATTGGAGATAAGCCCTTTGGCTGTCTCAAATGCGGCAGTTATCAGAGCAATCTCTCCGGCAGCTTTAGCTACACCTACGAAGCCGAGTGAACCTATATTCTTGATGGTGCGTTCGGTAACGGCCATAATCATCATACGTTCCAACGCATCAAGCGACATAGTAAGAATATTCTTCAGGAAGTCCTTGAGAGACACCTCGGAGTCCGTGAAGAATTGCGCCATGGTCTCTCCGAAGCCTTTCGCCAGGTCAGACAGTATGTCAAACTTCTCACGTTCAATCCGTTTTTCTTCTTCAGCATCTTTTTGGGCATCCTTCAGATTACGTTTACGCATCTGTTCACGTACCTGGTTTTTCTTCTCCTCACTGATTGCCGCGTCATTGAGAACCTTATGGTAATATACATCTTGCAGTCTGCGCAGCTCATTGAAATACTCCTCCTCGGAAGTCCTGTTTTCATAATGATACATGGCGGCAGCTTCCACCTGCATTTGGTACTCTTTGTCCAAACGGGAAAACGTCTCTTCTGCCTGCTCCTTACGGCGTTTCTCTTCATCCTTGGCAGACTGTTCATCAAGCCTGCGCAATTCATCACGCGCCTTTATTTCCGCATCAAGTATTTGGTCATTGATACGTTGAATCTCTGAAGGCTCAAGCCCCTTGACCTTCAGCTTATCGTTGAGCAGTTGTATTTCTGCATCCCGCATCTGCTTGTTGTATTCTTCCTGGGTCATCTTATCGTCAGCGAGGTACTTCCGTTTGATGTCAGCGATACGTCGGTAGTAGTCGGCTTCAGCTTGGGCGAACTTGTCTTTGGAAGTGTTGTTTTTATCGCAGGTACAAGGTTTGTTTCCACATATCGGACATTTTCCACCGTCATTGCCTCCGGTGGGATTGTTTTTAGGAGTGTTCGGATTCAATGCTTTCCATTTTTCTTGTACCAGTTTCTTATAACGTGCAGTTAAAGATTCAACAATCTCTTCTTCTTGGGAAATCTTGTTGCGAACATCCTCGCGAGCCATCGACCCCATCGGTGAATTGTCACTCAATGCCGGGGATTTTTGAAGGCGCATCAGGTTGATCCGGTGCTTATCCAGTTCGTCGGCAGCCTCTTTTAATTCGATATTGGTTGCTAATACGGCATTATATCGGTCAAGTGCCTCTGTGTTTTCATTGATGATTTTGCCCTCTTTATCAATCTCTGCATTATAATCCGGAATAATAGCCTGCAATTGTACAATTGCCTTTTTACGTTCAAAATTGGAAAGATTATTATTGTGTATTTTGGTGGTCAACTGTTCAATCAGTGATGATTGACGCGCATATTCATCATTTGATTTTTCTGTAATTTTCTCATTGACTTTATTTAGGTCGTAATAAGCTTTGGTGCGTTGTGTCAGTTTGTAGGATGCGGTAGCTGCTGCAAGAACTAATGTAACCAGTAAGCCAATCGGATTGCTGGACATAATAGTCCAAGCTGCTTTCAGCGATTTGGCAGCCAAATCAACGCGCCCGTGTAAAACCTGCACGGCAGCGGCATATAAATAAGTGGCGGTACGTAGTGATTTAAGTAAAACAGAATGTCCTTGCATGAGCATTGATAATTTACGCAAGTTTCCAAATGATGTCACTGTATAACCAGACAATGTATTCATTGATGCGGCATAAGCCAAATTGAGAACTGTCGCAATTTTGGTAAGTGAATTCCAAATAGAATACCATGCTGTAATTATCTTCAGCCGGGTAGCATATACAAGCAATATCGTACTAAGCCACAATACAGTACCACCCCATTTTTTGCACCAGTCAATCAATCCCGGCAAATACTTGAGCACATTGGTCAGCATATTCGTACTCACCGTCAGAGCCGGATTCAGTTTCTCTCCCAAATCAATGGCTGCCAGCTTCATCTTATTGCGTGCCTGCTCCAGTTTGGCCTGTGCAGTATCACTGTTTATGGCCGCCTGCTCATACGCCACATTGGTACCGGTGACGGCAGCGGTGAAGTCTTTCACCATCTCCGTGTTCTGAAGGATTACGGATGCGGTATTGTAGCCTTCCTCCCCGAACATCTTCTTGATGGCGCCTGCATCCATATTCTTGTTCTTCAGATTCTCCAGTGCCTTATCCAACCCGACGATTTTAGGGTTGGTCTCGTCCGCTCCGGTCTGAAGAACCAGAAAGAATTTCTTCAATCCCGTTCCGGCCACTTCATCCTTTATACCCCGATAGGCAAGCGTTTCAATCAATGCGACCGTCTGTTCAATGGGAACATTGGCCGAAGCCGCTGCGGTACCTGCATTCCGGATAGCCTTTGCCTGGCTTGCGATATTGGCGGAACCTGCCTGGGAGCCGGCAGCCAATACGTTGGTAAACCGTCCTGCCTGGTCTGCTGCCGCCCCATATTGGTTGAGTGATAAGGTAAGTGAATCAACCGCTTCGTTCAGGGTAATGTCCTTGGCTGCCGCCTGCAACCGCATGGCTTCCTCCGTAACAGCCTTGAGCGCTTCCTTGTCACCAAGCAGTTCCGGCTTGGCCGAACCGACCAGCATGAACGCATCCAGGATTTCGGCTGCCGACTGGCGGACACGCAAGCCCTCTTTTGTCATGGTGGTGGAAAGCGTCTTGGCCTGCCCGGTCAACCAGGCAATGCTGTCATCATCAAGTCCGGTCAAGGCTTTCAGCCCGGCCTGGGACTCCTCCAACTTGTTGCGTTCGTCTCTGATGGCGCGCAAGGCAAGGGTAAAACCGGTAAGGAAACCTATTACGGACAAGATAACTCCACCGAAACGGTTGAACCAGTCTACCATACTGCCAATACTGACAGTCGCTTTCTTGGTTTCGGTGGTGATGCCTTTTATCTCCTGGCGATGCTGTTTTAAAATCCCCTGAAGATGCTGTATCTTCGCCATGGTGCGGTTGTATTCCTCAGAGCCGCGTGTCATTTCCTTAATGTCACGCTGTAGGCGTTTCATCTCCAAATCAATGGAATTGATGTCATTCTTAATTTCCTTGCCATCGATGTACAAGTAGACACCTCTTTTGACAGTCTTGTCACTTTTTGCCATAACGTTTTTCAATTGTTATTTTATCAAACTTCTGAAGCACATTCTTGAGTGCCTGGTCACCGTAATACTCTCCGGATAAATCTGCCAGTGATTCGATGTTATCCACAATGGGAGGGTCTAACCAGGGTAGGGGACTTCGCCGGATAACGGCATAGTGTTCATCAACGGTACGCATGCGCCGGATACGATATTCAGAAACACGTAAAGAACGCAGTTCCTGACGTTTCTTCTTATCGCTCCATGCCGAATGTCCCTTCATTATAATTCCGTTCTTGACGATATATCCACGCCCGGCGCCATACTCCCGGTACGCACCATACCGGGCAAAGCGGAAACCCAGACCGACATAAGCCGGTCCACCTTCACGGTCTTTCAGCCAACGGGATTGCAGTTCCCTACGCAATCTGCCGGTTGCGTGTGTCCGTTGTAGAATATTTACGGAGGTATTCCTGACTTTCCACGTCCAGTTCTCAACTCCTCGATTGAATTTCTCGGAGGTCATTAAACTCTTTTCTTCAGTTATTGCCATAAAAAAGCCTTTAGTTCCGGACACAAAACTAAAGGCTGAAAAGAGTGGAAAAAAGGACAAGAATTCAGCGGACAGAGAACTTGAAATCATTGACCCGGTTCAGCCATCCTTTCCGGAATACAAGCTGCGACGGGTCCCTTTTACAGATTTCTTCAATAAACCGGATTCTGTCTGTCTTGATAGCTTCGAACAGCTGCCGTTGGTTGGCCAGATTGATACTTGCAACCGTCTGAGGACCTACGATGCCGTCTACATTGATTTGCAGTAGTTGTTGTACCCTTGTGATACCGGGACGTCCGGAGGCCCACACCCAATCCACACAGATGTTCGCAATGGACTGGTTGTGTATGAAGTCCGCTTGGTAACGGTCCCAATAATACTTCTTGAAAACATGAAAAACGTCATCCGGAGTAATCATGCGTAAATCATCCGCATCAATATCTCCGTCACCATCCTTGTCATAACCACATGATTTCCACGTAGACAAGGTTATCCCCATATTGGTTTTGCCACCTTTGTCATTTTTGTGGTCACTCCATCCGCCTTCCCATTTGCGGATGACCTTGAATAAGATTTCTGCTTTAGCCATACTACTTTTATATATTTCATTATCTTACGTTTCTTCTATTTCTATAATATTCAGCGGAACCTCCATCCATCCTTTTGTCGCATTCTCCATCCCCCATTGCAATTCGAACATTCCCGATTCCGGTACGGTGATTTCCTGTTCAAGCCATCGGGTGAGATTGCCTATGACATCATAACCGTCCGGCAGTTCAAACACATTGGCAACACCGTCCACGACGGTCTGTACCTTCATGAATTCCGTGGAGTTCTTATAAGTGGAGTTCAGGGAACAGAACAGCCGCAGACGGTATGTCCCTGGAGAGAGATGTATCGAGGCTGTCCTGTGTCCGTATGTATTCTGCGGGAAACCGTTATACCTGACATATTTCTCCAACACACTGTCCGGATACATGCCACTATCGTCACCTGTAGTTGCACCACCGACCCTGATATCCTCATTGAAATTGACGGAGTCCCCTTTGACGACAGTTCCGGCATCTTCCCCGGAATCCCATACAAAGGTCCGGGCTGTCGCCGAGTAATTCATCCTATTGATGCCAAGCCCACTGTCAAACACACATCCGGGGGCAACATCATCATAGGCCCATCCTATACTGACCACTGCCTTACGCGGCGGATTGATGGTGATGCTTGCGGACCGGGTTTCAGTCATCTGCCCGAATCCGTCCATCAGTTGTACATACAAGGTCTTCGCGCCCGTTGTATCAAACGTATAGGAGAAACGTTCCGTAAACGCAGTCCAACCGGCAGAGGTCAAATCCTCCGTTTCACCTGCACGGTAGTATCGGGGCATGACAGAACCGCTGTATGATATTTCAACACTCACAGTCTTTCCGTTCTTTTCAGGAACACCGTCCTCTATCACGACAGAGGACAGTACCAACGGGCTTTCCTGATAGATGATGGATGCGGATTTAACAGCGCTCTCTTCCGTAGACGACTTTATCTGGCAGTACAATGTCTTCGGTCCTGTGGAAAGGAATGTGAATTCTACGGTATCACCGCTCCACTCCGACCACACCGTGTCGGAAAAGTCCCTTTTCTCACTTATACGGTAATGTGTCACCTCACCCTTGCAATTCATCCGCACGCTGACCTTATTGCTCAAGGTACTGGCGGCACCTCCGTCTATCACAATGGATGACAGTCCGAAAAGGGCATCCACGATGTCCGGACTCCTATATTTCCCAAGGAAAGGGCCTATAGGGAACACCTTGTCGTACCAATTTTTATAGCCGTTGAAATCAAAACGGAAACTGTCGCCGCATCCTCCTTCAACCAGAGGCGAGGAGGCGGCAATGCGATAGTCCAGATTGATGGAATCGGCAATCTTGTACCGCTCGTCAATAGCCTGGAAATCGAAAGGGTAACGCGGGTATTCCAGTTCCATGTTCCCCTCTACTTTCCAACCGGACATTATATCCGCCGCCTGACCTCCCCAGGCTCCCTTATGTACACAGAAGTTGTCCAGAATACGGACATTCTTGCATTTGTTCGCCTGACTGAACAGATATGGCACGCCATACGAGAAGAGGATGTTGTTATGTATATTAATCAGATGCCCTATTGTCAACCCGGTATCATAATCGGACTGCGGGGGTTCCTGGAAGCCCCCCAGATAGAAAGCGCTTGAGACTTCCGTGCCGGGAGCGATGATATTGTTGAAAATCTCCACATCACCCATGCACAGGCACTGGATGGCAGGGCCGAAATGCCCGCGTATGACATTGTTGTATATTTTGCCACTGAGACCGAGGGCAAGAGCCGATGTCTGGTCCTTCTCCATACGGTTACCGCCATTGATGAATTCATTATAGCATATCTCGGCATCTTCGGCATTATTGAGCTGGAAGTTGTCATAACCCTGATTCTCATAGATATTACGGTATATGCGGGTGTTGTACAAGTGGTGCGCACGGTATCTGACCTCCTCCCCGTTGCTGTTGGTACCGGTATAATAATTAGGACTGTAGTGTCCCAGATAGCTCCCTTCTCCGACCGTGTCATGAATATGGTTATGATGGAGCCTGAGATTTTCCAGCCTATAGGCAGGCCACCACCCCTGGGGGTTATCGGCCGTGGGGTCTGTCTTGATCATGAATCCGGCAAAATCCGCCTTGTCGATCTCGATACCAAAGAATTCAAGCTCGTTCGAATAGTTGGTGACTTGTATGGCGATATTCGCAAATTCCGGCATGGCAATCATTCTGAACCCCTTATCTAGATTATGATAGCCCCTACCGTCAAAGACGATATGGGCGCAGTCATTGAAGAGTATGCCGAACCAATAGAACCAGTTGAATTCAAACGGCTCCTCAGTATCTATCGTGAAAATGATCGGATTCTCCCGCGTGCCCTTGAAATTGTCAAGACGCAGACGCATGGGGTATCTCTCACCGAACTGCGGGTCATATTTTAGGATAACCGTACAGCCTGCCGGATAATCCTTACCGTCTATAATCCAGCTCTCGGCTCCACCCACAATCTTGGCGTCGGGGACGAGATACTCAACCGCTTCATCACGGGGGGCAAGCGCGGGGGTAACGGTTATGAGCTTGTTGATACGTTTGGTAAAAGTCACACCGGTCAGGACATCTGTCACGTCCACCTCCACATCGTATATTCCACGGTCGGACACAGCATCGAAGGTATAGGGGGATGCCGCCCAGACAGTCGGTCCTGGACGGCTCGTGTCAAAGCCGACGGTTTTCACTGGTTCCGGTTCATTCTCCTTGTATATACGCGCAACGATGGTATTGTTGCGGGAAGTGGCATAACCGTTTTCGGCATATATCGAAAGATAGCCCCTTTCCCCGACACGCACTATCTCAGTGGCGGTAACCATAAAATAGGGCTCGGTGGCGGGAAGCATCGGATATGCGATTTTCCTGACAGAAGCGTTGCCGCTATCGTTGGATACACTGACGCTCTGTATGAACTCACCTGCGGCAGACATATCTACAGTCTCTGAGGATTTTCCCAGTACACAATCCAGGACAGACCGTTCAGGCCCGGCTCCACCATCAAGCAGATACTCGTGTTGCCTCACCCATTCGCTTGTACTTGATATGGTAACTTTGTCCCCGACCAGAGGGAAAGGGTTGTCAAGTCTTGCGGACAAGGAGGGAATGCCGATCAGGGCTTTCAGAATCTCGTGGTATTTCATATATTCATCATTATTCAATGGTTACATCATATAACTGGTCTGCTGTATATTCTCCGTTCCCGTCAAGCTTCGGACGGATGGAGAACGATGCCAGGCGGCCGACAGATACAATCCGGTTACCGACATCGTCCGATTTGGTTATGTTGAACACAACCATCCTGTCCCGGTTCTTGGACCGTGCAAGCAACACCAGGGTCTGGTCTGACGGCATACTGTATTAGGCAGCGCTGCTGAAGACTTCATTGCTGTAACGGTTTATACCGTCGTAGCCATCGGTGGTGTCGGCTGTCTCGTCAAACTCGACGCTGTAGTAGTTGTCACAGCCGATGCTGGTATTGTCCCGGTCATTCGTCTGGTACTTGTAATCGAATTCACGTACATATTCCGCGACGCTCTTGTGAATGGCTGCCAGTTCCGCTGTCAGACACGGGCGGTCATCCATCAGGATGGCGCTCCCGTCGGTAATCTGTGCCGTGCCAGCCTCATATCCCTGTGCTTGTATGTACGCAAGGTTTCCCTGGTTGTTTCCGGCAAAATACACCGGTGAAGTATTGTCGGCCATGGAGTACAATACGGTCTCCTTATTATAAATATTACTGCCACTTATGAGGCTATGGACGCTCGAAAGGATGAAGATGCCATGATTCTGCTCATTGTGCCGGACAAATATATTGTTCACATTGACCAGCCTTTCGATAGCGGAAGTGCTCGAACGCGCGAAAAACTCCTGGAAATAGCCGCTGCTGAACACGAAGGTATTGTTCGCGATTATTATTTCCTTGGACATGCCGGGGAACGTGAACCACGTGCAGTCCCATTGGTATTTCGGAAGCTCCATGTTATCATGCATGTAATTGCCGGATATGAATATCTTGTCCGCGCCGAGTTCATTGCTTATTCCGATGACCGGTCCGCAGGTCTTGTAGATATGGTTACGCTCTAAGAACAGTTGTTTGACCTTGCCTACGGAAATGGCTACCTCATTGTAATGGCTGCCGTCTATGTCACAATCCATGATATAGACATCCGTTGCCGAAAGGCTCATGATTGACGGGTGCCCGACCACTTCGGCCTGCATCACTGATTCGGAGAATCTTATCTTTGATATATAGACGGTATTCGCGTCTGTAATGGAAATCGGCTGGACAACGACCTGCGACATACGGATATTATGGAGACACACATTCTCGTATCCTTTGACCGTAATGCCGTAGCGGGTGCGGTAATTGGAGTTCGGACTCTTGGTGCTCTGCCCTTTGACGGTCAGGTTCTCAAAGTACAGGTTGCGGCAAGGCTTGCGTTTGGAGATGTTTGTGGCATAGATGCAGGCGGGCTCCTCCGGTGCATAAACACCCTCGTAGGTATTGAAGTTCAGGAAGGTGATGTCCCGAATGATGATGTTACTGCAATCCTCGATATGTATGCCACCGAAACCGCGGCCGTCGAGTGTGCATTTGCCGGCCCCGTCAATGGTAAGTATATGTGCGGTATCCTGGTTCCAGCCTTTCATCTCCACGCTCCACATGCTGTCCTCATCCTGGTATCTGTTGCCCTTGTAGTCTATGTTGGTCTGGGTGCATGTTATCGTCACATCCTGCGTCAGACCGTCGGGATAGTCCTCCATGACCGATTTGGTCGCGTTGTAGATGCCGAGATATTGCCGTCCGTTGTCGCTGCGGACATAGACGGGCGGTATGACCTTGTTCCAGTCCTCCGCTCTCATTGCCCAAAGATTCAAGATACCCGCAAAGAGACGCCCCACACGTTCGGACGTATTCTCACCTTTTCGGGTGGCACCACGTACCTGGTCGGAAAGGGACTGCAGAATCTCTATGGAATCATCTCCTTCGGCAGTATCGAACTCGATACCGGACTGCTCCAGCAGATCCAGGATGCCGGCAAAAACACGTCCGACACGTTCGGCGGTATTCTCACTGTCCTCGGTAGCACTGCGTACCTGTGCCGCCAGTTCCTTCAATGTCCCAAGCGTATCGTATCCCTCGGAAGGCTCGAATGAAATTTCGGATTCTTCCATGAGGGCAAGGATGCCCACAAAGAGACGCCCGACACGTTCAGCCGTATTCTCACCTTTTCGGGTGGCACCACGCACTTGTGCCGCCAGCTCCTTCAATGTTGTAAGTGTATCAGACATACTGTATCATAAAAATGCATTGCGGCAATTCAAAACCTTGTAAAGTTCGGACAGATGTATTGCCGCAACCACGCCATAAAGCTGGTTATCATTGTTTACCACATAATCCGCTTCCACATCCTCCAAGGAAAAAGCGAGCCACAGCCTTTTCTTCCTTTTGTCTTCCAAAATTTGGTTGAGCAGCTCATCAAGAATGCGCTCGCACTTGTCAAGGGCAGCCTCTATCTGCTCATAGTCGGAGGTGTCGGACACATGCTCCACAATGAAGAGCAGGTAATCGCGGTCTTTTCGGTATGCACCCGGATTACCGCCGTAACCGAATCCTGAGCCACGGTCCACAATCACTGCCGGATAGTGGAGCACGCTGTCCAGTGCCGTATGCTTCTCTCGTTCTGATGAGAGGAAGTGTACTTCATCATTCTCCTTGTGTCGTATATCGACATGCCTTTCAGCCAGATTCTCTATGTATTCCGAAAAAGTCATTTCTTCTGTTTTTGGGCGTCACGTATCCTTTTGTTGAGCAGGCGGAATGCCGTTGCCACCGGCATCGCCTGGTATTTCTCCATCACCGCCACATCGTCACCGACAAAGGCGTCGAAGATGTCGAGCCAGTTGACTGACGGTGCGGCGGGACTATTCCGCTTTTCCTCCGGTTCATCATCCAACGGAAAGAGGAAAGGAAAAGCCTTTGAAAGCCACCTCTTGACAAAAACGTAGTTCAGGAATATGGCATACTTGACGTGCCTGTCAATCTTTGTCACCTTCATTATCCGTTTTTGCAGTATCAGCGGTTTCTGCCTGCTAAATAAGCCGTTTTTCCCACCTGATGGTAGGACAATATATTCGTTGTCCTTCAAATAGAGCATTGCTACGAAAGTGTCCAGTGAGGCATCCTTGCCGTCACGGACATATCGGTTGAAAGCAGTGTCCACGTGCATGAAGTGTTCGAAACACATCCCCTTCAGGCGGTCACCCGGCGCTTTCAGCCCGGAGACGGCAGGAAGGATAAAGCGGTCCATCCGGACACGGCAGTCGCTGATGAACTCCACCAGTTCGCTCAGCTTATAACTGTAATAGGTGTCGGAACCGACCCCGTACGGCAGGGAATAGAACTCCTTCAGGAAGGATGGTTCGTCTATTTCCTGAAGATAAAGCCGCGACACGAGCAGGAACTGTGCCGGTGTCAGCTCCTCCCATTTCTGAGGTACCCGGCGGATTATCTCATGGCGGATTCCGAATCTACGGTATGCAATGCGAAGCTCCCTCATGTCCAGAATGTGCGTTTATGGTCATTGTCCCGGTCGTATATCTGCCTGGGATCACCCTCATAGAAATTCTCAAAACAGCTCCGTACCGTACGCAGCAGCACGGTCATGTACATGTCCGCATCCGTTTTCAGATTCTGGATCTGTACGGCTATGCGCTCCGTATCGACGGGTCTCTTCTCCTCATTGCCCTTCTCACCCGGCTGTACAGCGGTGAAGTACAGCCCCCGGTCCGTGACGCTACCCGTCTCCATCAGCAGCCGTCTGACCGCCATTGCCACAATGTAGCGGGAGCAGGCAAGGCGCAACCGCTCCATGCTCTTCCGGGCTTCTTCGTCTTCTGGGGGATTTACCAGTCCGTCAATCAGATGCTCATACAGCTTGTCACCGATGGCCGGCTGAAGGAGCATCTCCTCGGCAAACTTCAGGTGCGGCTGCAGACGGAGGAAAACAATCCGGCTGCCATTGATAAAACAGACGTCATTGACATCCGCGGTACTGCGGACAATGGCTGATTTACGGTCCTGATAGGCCTGGGAGGACGCGAACTCCGGATATTCGGCTATATGGGCATACAGAAACTCAAGCAGCTCGTCGAGCGCATTGAACCCCTTGTTGCGTAACGATGCCCGCAGGTTATCTTCCTGGTACTTGTACACCTGCTGGAATGATTCGCCGTTGTCGGATTTCTGACGTTGGAAGCCCGCATCGGTGATACGCATGCTGATTTCATCGAAATCGTTCCAGAACGCCAGGTTCGCGTTCGCGCGTTTGCAGATCTCCAGCAGGCGGCTGTCCAGTTTCTCCCGTTCGGTTGCCCCTTCGGTATTCTGTTCCAATACATCCGGATTTGGACCGAATTCATATATCTCGACCACTTCTCCCACCATCGCATCGCCCAATAACGGTACGAGGTATTGCCGGAAAGCATTCCGGAGCGGTGCCTCCATCATGTCAAAGGAGATGGCGGTGTTCACCTTCATCACCGCTTTCAGCTCCTTGCCGTTGTTCCATTTTTTTGCACTGAATATCATTAGCTCAATGTTTTTTTGGTACCGCTGCCGGTATCGAGGGTTACTAATACGGTATTGCGGAAACGCAGCTCGCATTCCGGCATGCCGTTCATTTTGATATAGAGTTCTATAGGGTCCAGGATATTCTGCCGGTCAATCCACGCGTTGGCAATGTTCACAAGGAAAGCCTCACGGATATTGGAACCGCCCTGGTTGCCGGCATAGGTGCCACCGGGCATACCTGCACCGAGCACATTCGGATTCACCATCAATGCAAACAGAATTTCCGAGTTGGCGGCTGCCGACACCGGAAGATTGTCACTACCCTGGTATTTGTTCTCCAGCGGCTTGATTTTCCACTCCTCCTCAATCCTGCCGTTCATCTCGTTCACGGCATAATGAGAGAAGATGGGCTTCTCCGCATTGTCCGGTCCGCAAAGGTTCTGCTCCACAGAATCCATATACTTCTGTATGGCCGCCTCACGCTCCTTGGCAGAATAGTCCTTGGACGGGTATTTCTTCTCCCAGTAGGAATACGGTATCTGTACATGCCACTTCCAGGTTATCTGGTTCTTGTAGGCTTTCTTGAGGAAATGGGGGATAAGATGGGCTATCTCCACCCATCCACAAACGTAGGCGGGCCACCAGATGGGCATGCCGTAAAGGTCGTCGTTGCTCCAGCTGTCGCGTACCGGCATGATGAAACCGTCCCTCACCTTTCCGGCAAACTTCAACACCTCGGCGTGCATCTGCGGGTCGTATTCGGAGAGCACATCCAGCCTGGTGTATTGTCCCTTGTCCGGACGTTGCGGCCAATATCCGGAAATGATGCACTTGCAGGCGCCGTATTCGTCCACTTCGGAATAACGGCGGTAAAGCGCATTGACCGGATTGACCCCTGCAAAAGAATTGCCGGCAGCCGACGGCACAAACTGGACGGCACCGTTGCCGAATTTCAAGTAATCCCGAAGCACCTTCTCCATGTAGCGCCTCACATTCCGGGAAGCAATAAAAGCTTGTACTCGGCTATCGGTAACGGGCTTCAGTATCTCGTTGCCATCATTGTCGTAACCTTTCACCGTACAAGGATATATGCCTTGCCCAAGTGTCAGGTTACGAAGAAACTTCAGGCCCGTATTGAGCACGCTGGTGTTTCCTATCTCTTCAGCCGCCTTCTGGGGGAAATCATTCTCATCTCCCCATGGACGCACCTTCACTCCGTCGATGTCTATATAGGAAACATTCGACAAGTCATATGGCGCCAGGATTCGGGTACGCTCCTTCATTTCGTTCTGGGGTGTCCCCGTCGTTTCGCCGAATATGTACGTGGACTGCATCAGCAGGGGAATGCCGCTTGAATTAAACAATATGTTCATCAGAATATTATTTTCTTTTTGTTATACTCCAGTATCAGGTCAATATCCACAGGGTAGGGGTGTCCTTCCGGATTTCCCTTGCAGTCGCAGGGCTGCACGCCCCGGAGCTGGTATTCCTTCATGTTCATGCGTCCTGCACCGCAGGCGTAGGCCTGGGGCATGAAATAGACCTTGCCTTCCTTGCTGACGAACTTTATCGAAAAGATGCGCCGGCGTCCGCGTTCGTCCGTGCGGATGTCCATGTCGGCCAGAGCCAGGTTTCTGCGTATTGTCTCCATATCGTTATATCATTCAAATGTATTGTCAAATGTTCTGTCGAATATCCGCCCATAAATACCATTGTCACCGGTACGCTCGAAAGCCAGATGCAGGCGTGATGCCTGACGGAATGTAAGTGAGACATTGATTTTCTCGTTGCCGGTACGCTTGTGAGAGAAATCAATGTCAGTGGTCACCACTTCCGTCGATGTTTCCGTATTATACAGCTGCAAAGAATCAGTTGTTATCAGATCCAGTACCTTTCCGTATTGTCTGGTGTCCAGATAGCCGCTGTTTACCGTACGGCTGTCAATGTATTTGGATGAAGTGCGGACGGTTCTCTGTAACAGTTCTACCGGATCACCCTCAAGTTCGGGGGAATATTCCACCAGTCCGGTGAATGCCATTGTCTCCGGCATACCGAATGCGTTTCGGTAAATGAAATTGGTGACATTCCTATACTGTCGGTCATCATTGACAAATCTCACCTTATCCTTTACAGTGCCATCTTTTTTCAATAGGACATCATAATATGTGATGGATGATACGGCAATACCGGACCGACGTACAATCTTATCAAGTGAAAAAGAAACAGCGAGCATACCGGCAGTGGCATCCACTTGCTCACTGACTGTCTTGTACTTTTCCTTTCCCGCATCCATGTAGGCTATGCTCATGTCCACCGACATGCCTTTATGGGCAGTAAAGGTTAGATATTCCATTCTATCATGGGCTGTACGGATTGTGCTCTCGTGTGTCAGAAAAAGTACGTCTGACGGGGATACCGATGTGCGACAACGGCTGTAATAAGCATTGAAACTCCTCCGGACTGTGTCCTGCTTGCCTGAAAACACAGCGGTTATGGACAATGGAGCCTGATAATAAGAGACTACATTGTTTGACATCCCTTTCGGGTCATGCAGGGAGAAGTGACTGCGGAGCATTTCCCCTATCTCATGGATTACCACGTTGCCTTTCAAAGCGTAATAGCTCTCATTGAAAATCTCCGTACCTCCGGTTTCAATACGGACATTCAACTGTTCATCTGTGATTCCTGAGATTTTTATTTCCCCGATTTCCGAGATGAAGCAGTCCACTCCATCATGTATGCCGTCCACTACCATTGCCAAAGGGTTTTAGAAATGCCCAACACCAGTGACCTGTTGTACAAGTCATATCCTGCTCTGAACTCCCATTGCTTATGGCGATATTCTGCCGACAAGACTTGCCAGGAACGTCCAATTTCCAGACCTAAGGCAAGAGCATTGTTGCAGACGACCGGTTGCCGGTAGTCCACCACTACCGTGCGGTCAAGCAATGAATTGCGGGATATGACGTCGGTCAGCTCCACTTTCAGGTAAGGGCGTTCAATAATTGTATCAAGATAATGCTTCTCCGAGAAATAGTCGGCCAGTATAGCCGCCGTATCCACTTCTGTGGGTACCTCACGGACAATCACCTCCGGTTCCGGAATGGCAGAGCGTATCGTATCATGCCTGACCACCGTTTCCGGTACATGGACAATGCTCCGTTTCCGGGAACCCAGCCAGTGGCCGGCCCAGCCGGAAAGAAATGCGATAACCGCACAAAGCAACATATGGCTAACCTTCCGTCTCATCGGCCTTTCTTCTGAATTTATCCGTGACTGTCACCCACAATATTCCCACCTGCTTGATCAGCGCATCTTTCGGCTTGCCGTCGATGACTGCCAGGTTCTCCAGTATGCTTGTCACGTGCTCGACGCAGAACCAGGTCATGACGAACACCTTGACAATGGAAAAGAACAGGGTGGCCAGCAGCATGACAAAGCTTTCTTCCGCTCCGGCCTTGCTCTCCAGATAGAACGAGTGGGTGATATAGATGATGGTCAGCCAGATACACAGCTTGATGATGCAGCGTGAGAAACGGAAGCTTTCAAATCCTATTCCCTGGACCTTGCTTGCCCGGATGCCCGTCCACATCTCTGAGACAATGGCGACGAGCATGGCCATGGCCAGGAACGGTGTAATGCCTATCCATTCGCTGACTACGGCAGTGACGGCGCTGAAGGAGATGGCCGGAAATTGCAGGTTGTACTTGAAGCTCGGAGCCACCGAAAGAAAGAACTCCTTCGGTGAATCATACCCATAGGTGGCGACGAATCTTGTGAAAAAACGTATCATATCTCTTTTTTTGTCACAAAGATAGAGCCCAACCATCCGCTCTCATAGGACAAAAAAAGCCCTTACTCTCACGAGCAAGGACTTCAAAAATAAAAAAATCTCCGGTTAGTATTTTTATGGCTTCTCGTACATCACCCAGTAGGGTTGTCCTGCCAAATATTCTACATGGTACCCGGCATCAGCCAGTTGTTTGGCCAGCGCCATCGGAGCGACATCGACAATGTTCGACAGCTCATATACCAGTTCAGCGGTGGTCTTGTAACATTTCTGTGAAGTGGTACCGATGGGTGAATAGTTCTGGCCGATGAAGTTTGCTATGGCTTTCTGCCGCTCGGCTTGTTGCTTCTC